GATGCAGCTAAGAGAGCAGCTTGCTCTGCAACAAGATCATTGGTACAGAAGCGATGATGAAAGTGGTCAAATGTGATAGGGCAGCCTACTACTTGGTATACTCCATTAAAAAGATCAAGAACTCCAAACTGACTTGGCTTATCGTCATTTTCTACTACAAGACGAGCTTGAGTGGAAGGAGCAAGGGATTTGAAGTTTTCACAAAAACGGTCTAGCGCGGACTGTTTATCGCCATATGAGCCACCGATATGAATATTGATAGCTGAAGAGTGGTCTTGAGGTAGCTCCATTAGATCCATAATACGAGCATGCTGGTCCAAGTCATAGATGGTCTTGTGGACTACTTCTGAGTTGGGGGAGGCAAGTACGTCAAACTGACCTGGATGAAAGGAGAGACGTTGATCAAAAAGCTTAGCAGCTTGACCTACCTGTTTTGCAAGAAACTTGATCTTGTCAAACTCTGGAAGATCCTCTAACTTGTATTCACTCATCCATGGAAAAAGATCACTGGACATTCGATAGACTTGTATACCATTCATGTGATTCCAAGTAATAATAGTAAAGAGATCGACTAGATTCTTTTGAATGAGCTCACTCACATACGGTAGGCCTTTTTCATCAAATGTTTTACGTACCATACCACGATTAGTGGTGACTCCCTGATCTTTCAGGCTTAAATTTATACAGCAATATCCTAGTCTCATAGGGTTATGATACTCCTTTTTTTCGACCTTTTAAAATTTTCTCCCTTGCGTGCGCGAGTACTACTAAAGTATCTTTATAGTAATTAATTAAAGTAGTATAGAAGTAATATTTACTATTATAGTACTATTGTAGTACTCCCGCCCACTAACCCTCTTCTACTACTGGGAAATTTAAAGGTTTTAAATGGATAAATATTATTTAGCAGAGAAAACTTTTAGGCTACTCCAAAGTACAATACTTTCAGGATTTAAAAATATCAGTTATGAATGACTATTGTCAGCATCGATTTTTCAATACTCTATCCGGGTATTTGTATTTGTAAGGATTTTAAAGAGTTTAAATGGCTCTCTATCGTAAACACTAAGCCTAGAAAGGCTGATCAAGAAAATTTAGATTATCTTGTAAAGAATTACCCTAACATAAAAATCGAAAAGACTAACACGGTCAGAAAGACTCATCCAGAGTATCATATCACAGAACGTGTAAAACTGATAAACTATCAAGAACTAATCTCTAAAATTATTACTGAACTATTACTCGAAGTAGGCGACGATGAAGTCATTGTCGCAATCGAAGGAATCTCATTTGGATCAAAAGGAAACTCACTAGTCGACATCTCACAATCTACAGGAATTTTAAAACATGAACTCTTAACTCGGGTGCTAAAAAACAACGCAGACCGACTCTTTATCTTTAGCCCTAGCGAACTCAAGAACGCGATAGGCTGTAAAGGAAACGCTAATAAAATGGACATTTTGAACCAATTTAAAAGCGAACCTCAAATAGAAGCAATAAAGAGCTCTGATTTGTACAAAGCAGTAAATACCGAGAAATGGATAGTCCAGGGAGATAAAATACTTTCTCCCGTCATTGACATGGTAGACTCTGTATTAGGAATAATTAAGATCTACCAGCTTTCAAAATAATCAAGCGAAATGGCTAGAAAAAAGAAAGGGGACACCCATTATATTAACAATAAAGAGTTTACTGCAGATATCATAGAATGTAAGAAAAACGGAGAATTATCTGACTTTTCAGTAAACTGTTTTATTTCACTTGCGAATAGAGCAGTAGATCGTCTCTATTTTAAAGATTACCGAGATCGCGAAGACTGTATTCAATCTGCAATCCTTGACTGTTTAAAATATTGGAAAAGCTTTGATGAGACTAAGATGATCTCACCTAATGCGTTTGCTTACTTTACTCAAATCTGTAAAAATGGTTATGCTAAAGAGTGGAAAAAGATCCATAAAAAGACAGGACTTGACGCAGAAGATACTCTAGAATTTATATCAATTAGTACAAGTGGAGAAAATTCAGTGTACAGCATATAAAGTTATCCGATTTAATAAATAACATAAAGCTAGCAAATTCTAATGAATGTTCAAAACTTAAACTTTTTTGATAAGTTTGGAAAGAACTTAAACTTCCTATATGATGTTGATAATTCTATATGGAAGGGTAAGCTATTCTTTAAAAACATCTCAGTGTACCTTTTCGACAATGAAAATCTCTTCATATTAGAAGAGACTGCTCCAGACACATACCGCTTTCCGACTCTTGCGAGCGGACAGTCTCTGAAATTTGTTTGGGAAGACTCTAAAAATGAAGACTCAATATTTCTATATGACGTTCTTCGAGATAATACACTACTTGAGAATTTTATCAATAAAGTAGACGTTTCTACCTTTGCCCATTCAGACTTTTCAAATACTCTAGCTCCACTAGATTTAAAAATACCGTTACAAGTAAATATTGCCTTTAGTCCACTTACTGAAACCATATACGAACGTAAACTTTTTATTAAATTAATCGATGGGTCTACTGAAACGACTATTGCTGAGTTTGATGTGTATGGAGAAGGAATTGAAGAGGAGGACAGATTTAAAGTATGGGCACAAAACTTCGGAATTAGATTCTTAAGAGAAGACGCAAACATCCTTAAGGACTATGACATAAAAGAGGCGTATCCTGACATGGACGCTTTAAACAAAGCCCGAAAACAGTTACTTGTAAACAAAGAGGAGATTTATCCATACATCGGTACTTATCGAGGACTAATCAACTTTGTTAACATGTTAGGTTATCGCGACCTGTTAAAAGTAAAAGAGTACTGGCAAAATATTAATTCCAGTTCTGCCTACTTTAACAAGTTAGCAATGGTCGACATCACAGATTACCTAGACGATGGCAAGATCCAATCCCTTGATCTAGTTGATCGAAATAGTAACTTAAAATCAGGCCGTCAATTTAAAAAGACCGAATTTCTAGCTCTAGTTTACGAATTTACCGCAGTTACTGGTAATTATGACGATGACGGAATTCCAATCGTTGCTGAGACCACTGAATTCACAGTAGATGAAATATTTTACAAGTTAAATCTACTTAATAAAAAACTAAAAAACGAAATCTTACCAATTAACGTTAAGATAAAAGACGTGATCGGAGAGTTCATCTATTTTCAAAAGTTAACGATTAATTATTGGCCAGATTCTACACAAATTCGAGATTATCAAGTCAATGAGAGCGTAGATATTGTCGTCTATCCTGGAGAAAATACTAATCTTATACTTAGATCGCTTGATCCATTATATCGACAGGCCGACTCAGCTGGAATAGATTTCGGAGTAGTTAGATTTAACGATTCCTCTAAGAATCCTTTTGAAAACTCTCAATACTATGCAAGAACTGAAATTCCTGGAATAGTTAACTATGTGACTGAGTTCTATGAAAATATTAGAGATCAAAGATTTCCTAACCTAAATGCTAGACTTACTTGGGAATATGGAGACGATCCTCAACGAGTAATCGGAGCACCAGTGATCTTAACTGCAGACATCGCTAAATTGACTCTGAATGACGTTCGAGGAGTTAGATTAGATGATTTAGATGCAATTGCAATCGGACTTAATCCTTATTGGACTCTAGAAAACATAGATTTCAAAAACTATTATGAGATCAATTGGAAGATAACTAAACCTGGACCAAATCCATATAACTTTGAATATCGAGGTCGAGTAGTAGATATCCATACTCTTCCTCACTTTCTTCCTTTTACTGGAAAATATCGAATAACCATTGAGCTTTACGATTTTTATGGAAACGTCAGCGTTTTTTCAAGATTCATTGAAGTGTCTGATCAGATGAAACCTGAAATCGTAGCTTTCTCTAGATTGGAAGATAAATTTGAATACTCAATCAACAACTTAAGCAATATACAATTACAAGATTTTGGAGCGTCGCCAATATACTATCCAAAGGTAAACGTTTTAGATAATGAGGATGCTGCAATCAAAATAGATCTTTACAAGAACTTGACTGAATGGGGATCTTTCTTTATGAATCGTTATGGAATGGGCCAAAATATTTATGATGTTGATCTATATGACACTGATACCGCAGCGTATGTTGCATATACCGACCCTCTGCAAAATCATCCTAAGAAGAGATATTGGGGTCTTGGTGAAAATGACACACCAATCACTCTAAAAGATTTTAGAGATATTGAATTAGGTTCACTCTATTGGATGCGAATCAATAGTCTTGTTCACGTTGATGATTTTGAAGCAGGATTCTATTTCTATACGCCTACTGCTGGCGATACGATTACGATATCGCTATTCACAGCATATACGATTCCTTCATTTATTGATTTAGACGATCTATGTGCTACACTAAATGCAAGTACTCACCCAGGAATAAGTCTATTCACATACTCAGTATTAAATGGAACAGATATCCATGCTCAAGCAAGATTCCTAAGTAAGGAATTATATCATACTATCGAGTATTCTGGAGCTACCATTACTGGAGATAAGTACACATACTTCACTCCTAAACGAGTATTTTCAACTCAGCTTATTGATTATCTAAACACAAATTATCCATCATTTAATGAGGAGACTATGTTCTTATTCGCTAAGACTAGTGATGTTCTTGACGGGTCTGTACAAGATCCGAACTTTTGGGTAGACGATTACTGGTATTTTGATAACGATACACAATATGGATTCCTTCCAACCACCATCGATCAAAACGTTTTTAACGTAAACGATATCAAGTTATTTAAAGGGACCTTTGCTTTTCCAGAAAATGGAATTGCCTTTTTCGTCATCAATAATTTAGATGGAAAGAACGATTTTATTTGGACACTAACCAATACCATTACTGGAGAAGAGATCATTCGAGTAAAATCAGTTCCTTTCTTTGTTTGGAAGTTTAAAGATATTGGTAATTTTTCTCTTAAAGTAACAGTGATCGATAATCGTGAAACAAATTATGAAAATTCAGTACAAAACTTTATTCGAGTTCTAAATAAGAGTCAATATTCCCTTGAGACAGAAGAACGTCTCAACACTAGGAAAAATTACTTAATAAAGAACTATACTGCTTAATAATAAATAACTAAAATAATTAACTAATTATGCCATTTACGCCGATCTCATTACCGATTCAGCAGATCCTAATGACTAACTTTGTTACAGACATTGCGACTATAACAAATGCAAATACTTTGCTTCTTCAAGCTAAGCTTGAAGATCTAATCAATGATCTAGAAATAGATATTGCAGGTACTTCAATCGGTACAACAACTCCAATAAACTATTTAAAGGCACAGAACGTCATCTTACAAGATAGTGGCTTGATTTATCAAGCAGGGTCACCTTCACCGACGGTAATTGCAACTTTAGCTAAGAATATTAGTAATGAGTCAATCTTAACAGTCGATCACATTGTGACCAATATGACGGCTGGATTTGATACGATCACTACAAGTGACTTCACAGTTAACACAACGGCTACTTTTGATGGTACTGCTGAATTTAATGCACCTGTCACAATCAATTCTAGCGTAATCGAGTCAAAGGAACTTGTACAAGCAGATCTTCTCTGGACAGGTACGATCGGTACTCCTGCAGAGGCAACTATTACATTGAGTAATACCTCTAGACAAAACATATTCCTTACTTTAAAAGCGTCAACTGCGCCAGATCCAACTCCAGTATACGATGGTTCAACTGCAATCGATTCAAATATTACATCTTTTAATATTAATATTGATTTTGATGCAACTAATCCTCCAGCGGAAAATACTAAATTCACAATTTACTTAGTCGATGTGATTGATTCAGTTGCATTATCTACGATCGTTGCTCCATATGTTCAAACATGGGCGAGTCCAATTGAGTTTATTGCAGGTACCAACTTAAATACAACTAACGCAATCCTATTACATGATGATATTAATTCAGTCGGAATAGCAGATACTACTACATATAATCCATATGGAGCAAGCGTTACGTTCAACTATATTATCGATTCAAATAATGATGACCGTCTATTGGCTACTAGCCTAGTTGGAACATCAGTATTCTAATAAAAAAAGAAAAAATTAAATGGCAGTAACTCCTTTAATTAAGCCAGTTCAGGACAAGAAGGGGATATTTTATAACTTTCAAAGTGCTCTTGAAGACATAAATATCACTCTTGCGAACAGTGAGAACTCTGTTCGTTTCTCAAAGTTTGCGCTTCTCAGAATACCTGAAATTGGGACGCCAAACACGCTAGCAACAGATAATAAAATACAGTTTGGTGCAGCTGGTGAATCTCCAATAATTGAAGGATTGAATCCAGATAATAACGTAAATTTAGCTGAGAGCTTTCAAAATTATGCTCTTAACCTAGAATCCCTGCTATTAAGTCGACCTACATATAAAAAAAATGAAAGGCTTACTGTTTCTGAAAGAGTATTTTGGAAATGGTTAAAAGAGGTAGGTGCAATCAGATTTCAAGATGCAAATGCTCTTGAGAAAAACACAGCTAACTTACCAGTCGATCTAGTAAATCACACAGAATATCGATTTGTTGAAAAGCCAGAAACTAACTCTACATATAATCGAGTTGTAAAATATATTGGTGATATCGATGTAGTAAACACTCTTTCATCTAGTGAAAATTCATACACTGAAGTTTATATTCACGTTCCTACAAATGTCGGTACCACTCCACACGTCCTGTTTAAGTCAGTAAAAGACGATAACTATAAACCTGGAATGACTATCGCAAATACTTTAGCTGCTCCATTAGATATCGAATATCTTTCTGGTAGACACTATAACGATTCTCATCCATTTGGATTATCTTTAAAGGCATTCTATGATTTAGACGATGCTAGCGTAACTGCTCAAATAAAGAATACACTAGCTGGATCATATTCCCCTGGTAATTGGTTTAATGGGACGATCAATAATGCATACTATACAGATAATAACGGATCAAACGAATACTATGTAGCTTCTGATCAATTTATTAGAAAAACATTAGGTCTAACTACTGTCGAATACCAACGATCTACTCTTGATGGTATCTCAATCGATTTTGATTTAGCTAACTATAAATTAGCTAGTGAGAATCCAGAAATTAAAGTATTTTCTCAATTCAATGATTACGTAGCCAATCGTGATTTTGAATTCAATGCTATCCTAGTTTATTACGATACATATGATCCAAATAATTTAGATTCTACTGGAAATCCTATCGATTTTAGAACTAACTTATATGGTGTACTGTTCTTAGATAAGATCCAACAAAGCGGCTTGGAATTCGCTATTCCACCGATTTCAAAATATAAACCAGACCCATTAAGTAAAACCAATGGAAATGCGTTCTCATTCAAATTAAATCTTAAATTAGATACTTCAATCGAGGATGCAAAAGTAGAAAAGTCAATCAATGATTATTCTACATTCTCACTAGAATTATTTACTGACGTTTTAACCAAGTTTACTCAACTTCAAACCAGTTTTTCAAATAAACTACTTGAACTAGAGGCTCTTCAACAGCAAGTAAATTCTATAAAGGATCTGCTTATAAATTCAGTGGATTCTAGCGAAATTCTAACTAGAGTATCTAATTTGGAAACATCTCTAATCGCAAATCAAGCCATCTTTAGTAATACTGGTGAACTTGTTGCAATGATTGATAATACTAATTCTAAAATAAATTCAATCATTGCCGGCGACACAAATATCGTCGTATCGTATGATCTTGATGGAATCAGACCAGGCGAAGGAATCTTAATTGATCGTAGTACTCCAAACAGAGTGAGAGTAGTAAACGCAAATCAACAATATAATATTGCAAACGGTTCACTAACTAATATTGTTACTGGAAATACACTTACTCTTGGAACGTTTACAAATTATTTTGTTCACCAAAATTCAGGAGTCCCAACGATATTAACCTCTGATCTATCTCTTTATATTGATGATACTACGATTACTTGGAAAAAAGGTCAAGTTCTTCGACTAGTAATCGAGGATGAGATCATTCCAGGAATCTTTGATTTTAAAATATACACTGATGCTCTAAATAGAAATAATACTGGAACATATGGCGTTGCGATCGGATTATTTAATGATTTAGATTTCACACCATCTCTAAACAAACCAATATTTGATATTATATGTTTAGATGATACTAATTTTACATTTAGAGTAGACAAAATAAGATAAACCACATACATGGAAACAAAACACACACTATCTGACGTTCTAAAGAGACTTGTTGTTGATATTGATAACATGAATAGCTTTCTATTCAGTTTACAAAATATTTTAGAATCTAGTTCTGAAAACGTCACAGTGTCTCAAACTAAAGTTGATGGGACTGCTACTAATATTACAGTACCTTCATTTGGATATCTAAAAGGTAAGATTGAAGACATTAATACTAAATTTGATACTCTAATTTCAGCAAATAGTGATGTTATTGGCATAAAATCTTCAAATGGAGATATTCGTAAGTTTGAATTAAAAAAGACATCACAGTTAATTAAAGATCTTGAAAACGTTCAAAATTCCACATTTACTGTGCCTAGCTCATTTAAAGTAAAAAACAACTGGTTCTTTGAATCATTCTTAAATCCTTTGCTTTATGTAAGTTTAGATATTTCCTCTGTGCTAACTGATGATATCGATCAATTCGTAGTTAAAAGAATTATTGTTAACTCAGTAAATAACGATGATGTTGCTACATTCTTTGATGATAATTATAAAGGTCAAAACGACCTAGTGTATTCTGACTTAGTCCAAGAACTTAATGATAATGGAATAGATTTTTTCGAAGACGATAATATCGTTGATATGGAAGTATCAGTTAACCGATATCAAGGTTCATTTGATGTAGTTAAAATATTGGAAGAGACTGGTAATCAGACTCTTACTAGCGGCGCTACTGTTTCTACATTACGTCGTCGATATAAATTAAGCACACTAGTTTATACCGATGTCCTATCTGGTATACAAAATAGTAAGACTCTAGCCGAGGGCGATCTTTTAATCACAGCTAACGATACTGAATATCGAATAGTTTCGATAAACTCTACCGATACTGAGGTTGTGCTTGAAAGAATATTTGGAAATGATCCAATAACGATTGGTGCAGATGTCCTTAAATTAAAACCAGTACCATACCGTCGACCTGAATTACAAGTAAACGTAGGATTCAATGAAAGAGAAGTAATTTTTATCAAGCCAGTAAGTAAAGCTAAAAACTTGACAATCAGTGATTTTTCAAAAGGTATTGCCCTATACACAAATGAATTGACAATTCCTTTACAAGATGAATCTACTTCTACTCTTGCTGATTACTACAATAATTTTGTATCGGATTTTGGGTTGATCTTATTGAATCTTGCAAAAGAAAAGACATTGCCGTCAATCTTAGCGATTACTCCAGATGCTCCAGTATTAGATGAAGCCAGTTTTAAAGTATATCAAATTGACCAACACATTCAAAATGATAAGAGCTTAACTGACTTAAATAATAACGTTAAGGAGAAAGCGTCTCTTCAACAGGAGGTTGAAGAATTAAACAAGAAGATTGATTCAATTAAAGCGAATATTACAACTGTTTCTAAAACACCAAAGGAGGCAAAGAGATTACAGAAACAACTGACTGAGTCTCTTACTGCTAGAAATGAAAAAACCGCTGCATTATCATCGCTTGTAACAAATATCACAACTCTACTTTCTACTACTCCACAGTTTGTGACAAATAGAAAATATGAGATTCGTGGATTTTGGCATATACCTAATCCTAAATTAGATAAGTATGGAACTCAAAATGTTGTTCAATTCAAATATCGTTATCGTTATTTGAGTTCTACTGGAACCCAGCCTAATGCTCAACAACAGAGTTATGTTGACGTTGATGGAACGACGAAGTCTGCTACTTTTTCTCCATGGACAGAAGTATTAACTAAACCTAGAACAAAGGTATTAAACACAACTACTGGATTATATGAATGGGCTGAAGAGACCCTTACTGATTCTGACGTAGTTAACACAAATCAATTAAATATTCCAATTAGAAAAGGAGAACTTGTTGAGATTCAAATCAAGTCTCTTTCTGAAGCAGGTTGGCCAAGCAATGCTGCTGAATCAGTATGGTCAAACGTAGTTCAAGTTAAATTTCCAGAGGAGATCCAATCTCAAGAAGAAGGAGTAATCACTTCACAGAAGTCATTTGCTGAAAAGGCTAGACTTGATTTTGAAAACAGTTTAAATTCAAAAGGTTTAGATAACCACCTAGCTCATCAATTTACTTCAGGTGATAAGTTTTATAGCCATGTTGCAGAAGACATATCAAGTGGATTTTTTACTAGCGAAGGTAACGTGATCGATCTTTACCAAAAGTTAAAAGGATTACAGACTACTTTGGACGCAATTCAACAGTCAATTAATCTTGACCGTGGAGTAATTAAAGTAAGTATTATTGATTCTGCTGGTAACTCACTAGATGTCTCAAATGGTGATACGATTGATCTATTTGCAGGATATTATAAAGATCTAATTAAAGACACAACTGGTGGAACTGTAATATATAATGAGGGAGCAATCATCACTAAACAATATGCAATCTCCATTCAAAATACTTCAGCTACTAATCTTGAACTAGTTTCTCTATTGTTTGGAGGAATTGGTCAAATCGCTACTTCATCTGATCCTACTGCTTATCCAGACGATGACTATCATGTAAATAGAAGATATGATATTGTTCCGATTGGAGTAAACTCAAATCCTACTCCATTGATTAGCAATTTTAAACAAAAAGCGAGCACACAATCTGGACAAGTAAAAAGTCAATTTATTCACTCTAGAGTAAGAGAATATGGATTATCCGAAGAAATTTATTCACCAAGCGTACCTTTAACTGATTATGCTACGTATTACACTCAAGCATATGCGTATGGCGGAACTACTGTCGGTACGACAACATACGTTCCTGGAAACTGGGGACACTACTTACCATTCAATCCTCAACTTGCTATTCCTGGAACATCAACTGATAGTAGAGTATGGAATGGAACAACAACTGCTGCTGCACCAACTGTTACTGCAAATGGTGGAGGTAGACTAACTGAATTCTGTATAAGTAAAGATCACCCAGACATACCTACACTGTGTGGAGCCTCTTTTGCAATAGGAAATATCGCTGAAGCCTTTAGACCAGACTTTAACTCAGTAGTATCGATCACAGATGCTGATTCTCAAAAATACTTACCTTTTGCACATGCTCTACATTTTGAGACTTCTGTTTCAGAAGGAACCAATGCATATGGAGTATCTTATTATAAACAGGCAAGTAGAATAACTCCATTGACTCCTACTGCAAATAATACATCCGCTGGTAAGAATGATACGCACTATCCAATCAAATTAGGATTTACTAACAATGATGAATATTTAATTGGGAAATATACGTGCGGTGCATATCTATACTTATATCCAACAACTTATGAATCAGCTTCAGTTGAAGGAAATTTTCCAGCAAGATCAACAAAAACTGTTAAGTTTGGTTCAGAGAATGCATTGAATATCCCAGTATTATTTCAATTTAGAGCATCAGATAGGCTAGGCTATATCGGTGGATATAGAACCAGTGGTACTTTGACTAATATAAAATATTCAAAGAAACTAGGAATAGACATTATCCTAAAAGACGATGCTCCATTCTCATTTGATTTAAACGTGAGTGCACAATATATTAAAGAGACTACTCTTGACGCTCCTCTAGTTCAAAGCAAAGGAAATATTTCAAGTTTCTAATAAAAAAATGAGCGCACGCTAATATGAGTAATCGAGACATATCGTATGTTCCATTATTAACCGAAGATAGTAGTTTCCAGTTAGTTAGAACAAATCCTAAATTAACTGGAAATATTAAGATCGCAATAAGTGAGGGAGGCGGAATGTGGTTAGAATCAATCAAAGCTAATCCGGAATTATCTAAAGATCTCTATTCAAAGGTTCCAATAGATATTAAACAATCCCACCCAGCAAACATATTTAGATTCTTAAATAGTGGATCTACTCCAAATGAGATCACATTTGATTTAACTGAACAAGTAGATTCAACTAAGACTTCAAAAAACTTTAAAGATCAATACGATTTTTCTCACTACTTTAGTGGAGTAAAATACTTAGCATCAAATAAGTATACTGAAAGAATGTCTTATTTTGCACCTCTATATCTTAAGAAAGACGTGCCCGACTATTTTATAATCTTTAAGATTGAGGATCCTGCGAATTTTCCATTAGATCAAGTAAAACAGCTATATGAATCAGGTGAAACTAAAACAGATTATCTAATCGATCTATTTAGTAAAGCGTCAATCATAAAAACCTTTGATCTTAGAGCAGAAACAGTTCCAGGAAAATATTTACGTGATTATTTGAATAATCCTAATTTTCCAGCAAGTCCTCTTACTGTAGCATATGATGAAAACGATTTTACTACATGGAATGGTATCTTAATCAATGAGGGAACCTTTGGAAGTAGAGGTGAGCTATTATATGATCTTTATTCAAGCTCACAACCTTTAAAATTCTTTGAGGAAAATATTACAAATGGCTTTTCAAGAAATGGGATACTTTTTCCAAACATCTTAAATCTTGAATTTGTATTTAATGATGATTCTTCTGCAAAATACGATTTTAATAGATATTTAGGAGTATACGTAAACGCTATCGAGCTTACTAAACTCGATATCGATTTAGATCGAGCATACTTGACTCGTGGAACTTGGGAAAACACTCCTCATTTTAGAAAAAGATTCTTGGAAACTGATGAAGTCAATCTTCCTCAAAGTAATCCTAATGGAGTCATTGTACCTTTTAAGAATTCAACAGTAAATGTTTCAGAGTTTACTACAACTTTTACTGATTCGGATAATCTTTTTATCAACTATCTTAGTGATAAGGACAATAATCTCTATATGCCTAACCTTACTCAGCCATTTGAGATTGAGTATACTGCTGAACACTTAGTTAATTTATCACTAACTGAATTTAAAAAAGTAAACGAATTAAACTTAACATTCGCTGGTACAGGATATACTACACTAAATAATTTGACAACTACCGCAACTTTAGGTTCAGGTACAGGATTAATTGTTAATATCATAGATGATGGAGCGGGTGGAGTATCAAATGTAACTATCGTAGCCGGCGGAACCAATTATGAAATAGGCGATACTTCTATAATAAATAGTGGAAATAATGATGCAATATTAGAGATCACTAATGTATTTAATGGCAATATTATTAATGCCACTCTGACCTCTCATGGGTATTTGACAGATAATTTAATAGTAATCTCATCAAGCGATTCTGAATACTCTGGTGAATTCCTAATAACTAAGATCGATGACGATAATTTTGAGTACAGTACGACTATCTCACCAACTAATCCTAATGCAATTGGAACTTCTAAAAAAGAATTATCTACTGGTCAATTTAGGTTTGCAAATACTAATATTGATCTGGGACTTTTCTTCGGTCAAAGTAGAAATCTATTTTTACAAGATCTCGGAGAATCAACTAATACTGGAGGCCATTCGTATGGAGTAATTACAATTAATTCTGAGTTAAACAATTATGATGAACTTAGGCTATATCATCCAAATGGTACTCAAATAGATGCTATTGGCAAACATGATTTAATTATTGCTACTCAAGCTTACGTCCTAATTCCAAACGCAGGAGATTATTATGTGTACAACGATTACGATAACATCCTAGGATACGATGAATTTTATATGAATGGTTCAGGTACTCCTACTCAAATAGCTAGTGCTTTAGCTGGATGCATAAATGGAATTAGAAATTCTGCGTTTACTGCATATCAATATGATAACCGAGTATTCGTAAAACTTCGACCTGCTGGAGATTTTGATGATCTTCATAAATTGTCGTTAATCTCGCCAACTGCCGACTATTCAGTACTTACCTTTAATGATCTCTATACTGGCTCACAATTAGTGGGTGCACAATTTTCATTTCTTGGTGGATCTAAAGAGACGGGAAATCGACTAATCCTTGATGCGGGTCACCTTGATAAAATCAATCAAAATTTTGATTCAATTTTAATAAAATCTTCAGATAGTTGGTCAAAAATTAGAAAGGTATCACAATACATTGACGAGATCACTGAAACTAATTCAACAACTCAAGCATTACGAACAAAGACAATCGAAAGATATCAAAATAAGATTGTTGTCGTACTTGATGAGAATGAAAAGCCTACTATCTCAAATAAGGAGTTTGTGATGAAACCTAAATTTAGACCGTCGTTTGGATTACTTTCATTCTACTTAATTAAAGATATTGACTTTGATTTTTATTCAAGTACATATACTAATTTTCCTAATATTGACCTATACGAACACTACTTTATTCCAGAAGGAGTTAATTTATTAGAGCCTTTAATTGACTATATTGTATATAACGGAACGATAAATGTAGATGATGGTACCCTTACTGGAGTAGACTATGTCGATGGTTCAATATTTACAGTTCCTTTCCAAACATCATATTCAATAGTAAACGGCAATCCATTAGTTACATATGATCCTAACACAACAAGCAATATTATTCCAATTAATGATGTTGATAGAGAACTTAAAGAATTTGGAGGATTCTCGATACTTAAGGATCCAAGTAAAGTAGTTCCTCAAAATACAAGTAATGAGTATGAACTAAAGACTAAATACTTAAATGGTCTTACTGATACTGAATATGACTTCTATAAAGAGAATGAAAGTTTAGATTTTGCTCTTCGTTCTAAGATAATTCCATATATCACTAAATGGGGAATCAAAAATGGTAAGGATACTCGAGATAATCCATATCGTTTAAATACTGAACTTGTATTTGGTAGAAATAATTTTTCACCAGACCACGAAGACAGAACTCAAAATCCTGTGAATTTTACACATGAATGGTTTTATATAGAAAGTAAATTTAGTTACATTAATGATGAATCTACTATTTCACAAAATAATAATTACTTTGAAATAAGCTTAGATGATACTGCATTAGTCAATGATCCAGATTATTTTATTAATTATTTTACGTACACTCCGACTACTCTTGCTGGCAAAGAAGTGGCCGATACTCAATTTAGATATTCATCACTATTTAAAAATAGTGCTGGCCAATATGAAGCTTTCTTTAAAGGCTTTAAAATAACTTTTAAAGATGTGACGGACCCTACTGTTTTTGGAGAAGACGGTAAACCGGTAGCAAAGGAAAACAGTACACGATTTGAAGGTTATAAATTTAGCTGTATATTAAAACCGATTAAGGAAGATATCAATGACCAGACGCAACCACCAGTATCATATAAAATAATTGAGCACCGAGATAATAAATTCATATTAATCGTGATCGAAGTAGTTTTAGGTGATTCAGATGACTTAAGTATTGATCCTTATTGGAAGAGCGGATCGAATCCTATATTAGATACTGATAATTTTAATGATACTACTCTATTTACCCCAGTTAATCCAGCAGAACAGTATCCTTTTGCTACAATTAATGGAGACTATCGAATTACCTTTGATGCAAACTCAGTATCTAATGTGACTCACACGCTACTATATTCACTTAAGAATAAAAAATATAATAATTTAGCTGGAGCATATTCAAATATTAAAATGGCCTCTAAATTAGATTTCTCAGGAGGAGTTGACATCGCTGATAATACTATAAAGAGACTAGCAAATCCGAATATTCCAGAATATCCAGCTATTTTACCAGAAGACATCATCAAGCCCACTGTTAAAACTCCAATTTTTATTAAAGATCTTTCTACTGGATTTGATTTATTCCTAGTTGAAGTACAAAGTTTTATTCCTAGCCAAAATCCAATAGTTAATACGATCGATTATTCATTAGATCAATTTGTTCACTATGATGGAACATACCAGACAGGCTTAATTATTCCAACTTATCCAAGCGTCAGTCTATATAGCATTCTACCAGCTGGTGTAACTGCAATAATTAATAACTATTATGCCTTTAAAGTATTGACTGGTGGAGAAAATTATTATGAGAGACTTCTTGAAAAAATATCTTTTGCCAAGTTTAAAAAGTACATAAATGATCTAAATCCAATCATTCAATATTATTCGTATACTGGCTCAGGAGTTCTTGCAGCTGACCCTAATTTTTATATTGAAATACCCGATATTTCAAACATTGAAAAAGTCAATCAAGTAATAGCTAATTATACTGAAAGTATTCCAATTCAGTTTGCAGGACAAGTTGATATCGGTACTGCATATGAGGTTGCTAATCTTTCTAGAAGATATGAACTTAATAGATACAAAGGAGAGTACGAACCTATAATTCAAAATTACTCAATATACCAGTCTAATTATAAATTCAAAAAGAATCAAATTAATGATCTCTCTTTAAGTAATACTCGATTAAACTCAGATGTGACTAAGCTCTTGACAATTCAAAATTTTAACCATATCAAAGTAGCAGATAGTCAAATCCTAGTACTTGAGTCAGACGAATCATATTTGCCAATATATCCTAAAATCAATGAAGTAGCAATCGGTAGAAGCGACTATTTCTTACTTAGAGGAAATTGGGATTGGGGATTCCATCACAGATACTTAAATAAGGAGACTCATGTTCCAGTATCTGGTGCTTTACGCGTAGAGGAAGACGATTCATTCTTAGCTAAACTAATTACTCTACCTGAATTTATTGAGCTTACTGATTTCAAGATCGAATATATTGATCCTACTCAAGAATTCAATACAGTTGACATATCAAAAATCGAGATAGTTGCTAAAGAGACTCCTCTTGCAGTAGAGGGAGTAATTAATGTAAATAATGTCTTGACTCGTTACTTAATTGAGGACGGAATTGATGCTAAATTCAATGAATATCTAATAAATTCAAATGAGTTTATTGGAAACTTTAATAGCATCTCTGATCCAAACATCCTAGTTTCATCATATGTTAGAGAATACATAAAACTTAATATTTTAAAGTTGTATGATATTGATACTAATGAGTTCTATTCAAAGCAAAATTCGACACTAGTTTCAACTAATCAGCAAGCAGGTTCAAATCCTAACTCTATTGAGTTCGTTTTCTTGAATGACCAACAACGCTTTGCTCAAGGTTATAATATACTAAAGTCATTACAAATAAATAAAAAAGATAAGTTGATACTTAAATTTAGTTTCGCTAAGAAACAGGGTTCAGGATTATCAATAAGTCCAAAGATAAAAATTAAATTCATCTAATATGCCAATTAGAGTAAACCTAAAAGAAATATTTCCTTCTGATCCTCAGGAAATAAATGTTGAAAAATTAAACTTCAACTTTAATAAGCTTCTTGAGCTAGGAGTAGGTTCACCAGGACCAATCGGATTAACTGGACCACAGGGCCCAGCTGGCCCAATTGGATTAGTCGGTCCACAGGGAGACCGTGGAGCAACATGGTGGGTAGACGCAGGAGATCCGAATACTATTACTTTTAGTGAGCCTCTAATGGATGGAGACATGTATCTTGATCAAACATCAAATGTTTTTCAAATATATCAGTATGATGCTCTAACCAGTACTTGGAACACAGTGGTCAGTATTGCAGCAGTCGTAAATGCTTATCTTTCAACTGCCTCTCCATCACCATTTGAAATTTCACAAATCAATGTTCCCCTTCCTTCAAGTTTAAGTGTTAGTGATCAATTTGTAGTATTTAAAAACAGATCCAACACTTCTCTTGATGTAGCTAGAGGGGTTTCAAACGTTTCAAATAATAATATTCTTTTTTTAAATAACTTTGACGAAACTCTAATTACTGAGCCAAATATTAACAGTTATCCTGGGTTTGGCCAAAACCAGTATAACTCGTTGCTTGGTATATTCGCTGCACATAACGATGGACAACTATCAGTTAATGCGGAAGTTGGTAGGTACCATATAGAACTAGGATCAGTTTATAACAATGGAACTACATCAATTTTTAGTGAACTTAAACATAATCTAAAAGGAAAATTCTATAAAAGATATTTGACCTCTCCTGAATTGGCTGCAACAAATGAATGGATCAATACTGCTAAATTTTCGTTATCTGTACCTGAACCATTTATTGCACCAGATGTTGATCAAAATGGAGAATTTGAATTCGTTGTGCCTAAATATAATAATGAAGGAACACCAGTTAACGAAGAAGTTTATATCCGACTTGGTTCGGCTGAAGCCTTTGAGGAACACACAAATAAAGCAGTTATCTTAGCTGATGGTATCGCAATCACAAACGATCAAGTAGGTCGATCAATGGTGGTAGGACTTAGGGAAGACCTAGGTGCAGTATTAAATTTGCCATATTCTACTTCTAACTTTGCTCTTTTTGATGTCTCAGATGATGTGGATGGTCTATTTTTTAATAAGACATTAATTCAGACTGGTGGAAATTTTGAACAAATTCACACTCTTCCAGTATTCTTAAACAATAAATCTAGTGCAATTACTTCTAGTGGAAATGATAATAAAAATTACACTTCCATCTTTTCAAATGGTGATATACTGATCTATACTCAAGCTGGAGATAATAGTGTCTTAACCCAAGATACTGACTCTTCTGGATCCATTGCAATATATCAATTTAATTCGAATTTAGATAAGAGCTTTATTTATGCAGATACGAATCCATCGAACTATCTTGCAGATTCACCAGCATATGATAATCATGGCCATCCTATCTATGATAAATTTGATCCTAAATATTTTCCATTAACTAATGTGACGTCAGTTGATTTTGTTGGAAAATACATGTATTTAACTAGAATTAAACCACAGGATGTACTTTACACATATCCACAAGTCTCTATATTAGATACTTTTATTATCTCTGAGCTTGATTCAAATGGATATGGTGGACTCGCGATCGGTATGACCGGTGAGTCTGATCCAGAGCTACATAGTTTAACTAAAGTAAAAGTAATCGGCAACACTGCCTACTTACTACGAAAAAGATTAACTACTTCTGATTGGACACAGACTACCTCTGCACTAATTTCTATGGACGTAACTGATCCTACCGCTCCAACGACTCTTGATATCGCTGCATCATCAAATAAAGAGACATACTTTGATGTAGATTTTTATGGCGAACGAGCATATATCATTAAACATAGGGATTTAACTGGATTCCTTCCTACTCATCTATCCATTAGACGTATTGATATTTCAAATCCATCTTCTCTTGTTCAAGCAACTGATACTACGATTATTACTGGAAACTCATCAAGTTTAGATACGGCAACCATAAAAGTAGACGGAGATCGAATTTACGTCACCCATAAAAGTAAATTATACGTATATTCAAATACCGAAAAAAATTCAATAGCATTAAGTGCAATAATTTCAGGCGGATTTGAAATAGATCCAAACTTGACAATAACTGACCATATCATAAATGGAAGATATTTATACGCGTTGGGCGAAGATTCAAGTACCGGATACGGTAGTATTGTTACTATTGATATTTCAGATATTTCATCACCATTAATTGTTGCAACCGAGTCTAACTTGAAAATTACTGCTCCAGGTAAAATGGTATTAGTTGGAAATAAGATCTTTGTTTCTACTTCAAATGGAACTGGAGGTCTTTCTAGTGAGCTTCCTGGATTATCTGAATATGAAATAGATGGAATCGTTTCGCCTGCTGCAAATGTATCAAGTGTGCAATCTTCCAATATTGATGTCTCAAATAACTTAAATGTTGGAAAATCATTAAGAGTCGGTCGATCAGTTAATGTTGGAGCTGGCGGAATCGTAACAGATGGAGTCATTGTAGGTACATCAGTTAATGCTATTTCACATACTGCAATCAAAGTTACAAATAATGCAGTTGACCAGGTAATTACGTCAAATTTAGTGACAACTTATACTGCTCAATTTAGTACGATTGAATATGATAATCTAGAAGAGTTTGATAATTCAACATACAAATTTACCGCTAAAGAATCAGGGTATTACCAGTTTAATTTTCATGGAGCCTTGAAAAACGTTGCCTCTTCGTATATTGCAATAATCGGTTCAGTTTTATTATATGATTCAAATTCAAATGAAACTAGATTGAGTATCATTTATAATGGAGCCGGTACATCAGAATCACTATCAGAATATGTATTAGATGGATCTAGGCCAGATATGAGCGGTTCTGCAATAATATATGTTGCAGCTGGTGATTGGGTACAAGTAAAATATAACTGTTATGCATTAGATCAGACTTCTACTCCAATAAACATGAGCATGTATCTTCAAGAATTAACAATAAATAAAATCGTATAATATGAATATTTATAAAAAATTATGTCCAACTGCCGTACTTATCGAAGACGTGTTAATTGAAAAGGGCGAGTCGAATTATATCATTGTCAAATGGGATGAAGATAAATTAGGGCCAGTTCCAACTGAACAGACATTATTAGATCTTTTTAATGAAGTCAACCTTTATTATGCGGAATATGCTGTGAATCGACGTAGAGAATACCCACCGATTGAAGATTATATTGATGGTATAGTTAAAGGTGATCAAGCTCAAGTGCAAGCGTATATTGATGCATGCTTAGCAGTCAAAGCCCAATATCCAAAACCTTTTTAATCGATCCACTGATTAAGGGTAAACGGCATAAGTCTCTCCATAATTAGGAGACCTTGAAGTTCATTAATAATTGTCGGTTCAAACTTGATTCCTTTTGCAATTCCTTTATTTAAGAGGATAGTATCCTTAAGAACGTTTGCTACCATTTTTTCAGGAGGTCCCTCTAAGACAGCGAAGCATACATTCTTATGTTCCTTCATATTCACTAATTCAGGATCCTGGAGTTTATCTAGTTCTTCCCGAAGAGCGTTTTCTTTTACTTCTGGAATATTTACAGATTTTATCTTTTTAAAAGAGTAACCAAAATCTTTTTTCTTATCGATGGAGATCTTCCAAATAGAATATTTTTTGCTGCCAATTGAGTTAATAACTAGAAATATTTCAGACTGCTCGTGTAGCATATCATTCATGTAGAAGAAATCAACATTGTCTAATACATCTAATTGGATATCCATGTAATCCAAGATTAAGTTTAAGAAGACATAATTTGCATTTCGAAATATCTCAACTACTTCCGCTTTTTTCGTATAGATCTGCTTAAGTTCAGTAGTGATCACTTTTATACGATCACTCTTCCAGACTTGGTGCATCTTAAAATCACGAAGGTTTCCTTCAACGGCTAATGTATTTAGATTTAAGCTATGAAAAAAGATCTCATAAAAATGGTCTAGTGAACCTTCCTCCAAATCAAGTCGATACTTTTGACTTGCAGCCAAAAGGACATAATTAAAGTATTCGGGATCTAAATAATTCCCTTTAGTTATCCATAAAGGATCTAATATCTGTTTCTTTTTCAAGAGGCCTGCTCTTTTTTATTATTTATTTTACTCAAAAGAAGATACTAGTTTAGGTAAAAAATTAAAATAAATAAACTAAATAAGCATTTGCTTCAATGGTTAAAACAACTGTCAAACTACTAATTGATCCTCAGAATAATTCTTTAACATTCAGTAAGAACTTTAGAATATTCTCCACGAGTGAACCCGTCACAGGGATCATTGAGTTTACTGACTTTATCGAAGATTTAATAATCGCTGTGCCTAATACGCTAGACCTCGATAATCTTACCCGAAAGTTTAGATATTCTAGAAATAGATTGGATTGGTCACTATGGTATGAAGTTGAGCCTGGAAATTTAGGAGATGCCGCTAGTATTTTTTTAGATGAACTCGATGAATTCTATTTTGAAGTAAAATATGAATATGATGATGGGACTCCAAATCAACTCTTAACACCAATTGAGATCAATGAAATAAAATTAAGATTTAGACAGGCTGCTCAAGTAGCAAACGTATATACTCCACAGACTTTATGTAGTGATGAAGTATGTACTTCAATCATACAAAATAGGGATCCTAGTTTTAGACCCTATAATGTGGATAGCGCAATTGGAATGTTTCAAGAGCTCTCATTCTTTACAAATCAATTATATGGTCATCAGGTAGTATACTTTAGGACTCTTCCGGAATCAGACAGCGGTGACTATGTTTTTAAAGAATGGACTCTTTATAAAAATATCGATCGTAAATGTATCAAAGTAATGGTAAAAGATAATGCTTTTCCAGATAACGTGCCAAAGTTTACTGAATTTGGAATAGACTTTCAATTACCGTTTGAAGTAGAACTTGATCACAAATACTTTCAATCTATTTTTGGTGTGAACTCTGAACCTAGAAAGAGAGATTTTTTATATTTCCCTCTTCTAAACAGAATGTTTGAGATCCAGGGATCATATTTACACCGAGGATTCATGATGGCTCCTACTTTTTGGAAAATTCAACTTAAAAAGTATAATCCAAATATTGATATGCTACTCACGGATGATACTAGAACTTTCTTGGATAATGTTATTACTAATGCTGAACAGTTATTTGGGGAAGAGGTTAAGAAAGACATTAAGGATGCAACTATGCCAGAACAGTATCAAAAGATCACTACGACCTTTGACTCTGCTAGAAAAGCTCTACATCCAGACTTAATACAACGTCCTTTAAAATATACATATAACTTTGCACCCCTAATCGAAAATTACTATGATCTTGGTGCAATTTTACCAACTGATTTGACCGCCACTCTAACAAATGATTCACCAGTCGTATCGACGACTCAACAAGTCTTTCTTCTTCCTAGCATAGAGAATGGACCGGCATATCCATATGACGTTATATTAGCTTATCAAGATAGCGACCTATATCTTACTTGGAAAAATGGAGGGCTTCTCACTAACGATAAAAATATTAAGGCTCTTAATACTCGATACATTAGAGTAAGAGGACCATTTGATTCTATTGAAAATCATATTGGAACTAGTGATGAAGGTAGATATATCAGAATCGAAGCATACCGAGATATTAGCTTAACTAGTCAAAAAAATATTATGTATAATTCGACTGGACCAGTTGATACTGCTCAATTTAAAATTAGAGATACTGCAGTCGTTTATAACGCTCAACCTAAATTTAATGCAACAACTGAGAAGAACCTATCATTTACGTGTCTATTCAATGTACCAAGTTTATCGGACACTATAAATTTCATTAATGGATACGATAACTTGACTTCAAGTGGAATTCGAATAACTGCAACCTTCAATCGATACTCTTCTACTCTACCTGAAGGAGATTTTGTTTTAACTGTGAAGGTAAATACACTAGTTAAGACTTACACAATAAATAATTTTGTGAGTGATGCCTGGCATGCAATGGTAGTTTCCATGTCAAATGAGTTTTTACAGATTGGTGCATATGTGTATAAGATCAAGGAGGATCCTAGTGATCTAATTAACCACAATGACTTTGTTCAAATACTTTCTAATACTTCATCGTTTTCTCAGCAGACCTTTGATATTACTCAAAACTATACTTTGCCTAGTTCTAAGTTATTGATAACTAATATTAGAGTATTTAACACTATGTTGAGAGAGGAAGAGCACGATTTTATCCTAAGCCAACAGTTCTTAAAAGATGAATCGATGCTAGTCTTAATTGATAATTGCCGACCTCAAACTAACCTGCCATACATCGCTAAAAACAGATAACATTATGAAAATAACACATACTGAAAACATACGAAATGAGAACGTTCAAGACATATTTCTTAGAAACGCGACCCTATCTATGTTAGATCTATTAAATCGTCAAGTTGTTATTCAACTAAAAAGAGCTGGAAAGATCGAAGATCACGAAATACCTTTCTTTTATAACTTTGGTGGAGACGAGGGATTTATGAAAGACTTTTTCCTTGAATTACCGACTGACTGTTATTATCCTAACCATGCTGAGGGTAATTATGAACAATTACCTAGGGGAATCCTAACTCTATCATCATTTACAATTAAGCCTAGCGATAATACTAATAAATTTGTTAGGGGTAGTTTTAACGAAGAGACTAGAGATGAAAACGATCAAAAAGTAATAAAGGCCTTTTCCTCTCGACTATTTACACTACCGATGGTATTAACATATAATGTGAAGATTGAAAGCGATAACATCAATAAGACTTTTAAGATAATGGAAAAAATCTTTGATTTCTATTATAAAAATCAAGTTAGATACTTTCAATTTAGAGGAGTCAGAGTACCTGCACAAATCACTTTTCCAGACACTGCACAATTTACTAAAAGCTATAGCTTTGTATATAGTGATGCGAACACAGTCTCAATCTCATTGGACATAAATATGGAGACATATTTCCCTAGTTTTGACGATCATTCTAAGATGTATAAAGGAAATACGATCAAACAGTTTAACGTTCGAGAAGTCACAGGAGATGACGGCACTACTCTTAGTGACAGTTGGGTCGATCAGGATTATCCGCCAGCTGAATAAATAATTAATATGGAGACGCGAATAAAAAGTTTTAGTCAGTTTATTGGAGAAGGTGAGATATCTGAGAATCTTAGATATCACATCGATCATGATTATAGTATAACGGAGTCAGTATTTAGGCCTGGTTCCCAAGCGCATATCACAATGTTATGCGAAGCAAGGGAAAGATTTTATGATGGACTTCTTGAACTAGGTCAACTTGATAAACACCTTTTTGAGAACACTGATCTTGGGCTAGCTGGAATATATCAAGGAGAAGTAGTCCCATTAGATCTACCATTGGAGAATATTGATCTCAATGAGGAGAAAAATCCTAAGTTAAACCATCCTATGCGAGGAGGAGCTAAGAAATACCATGTATATGTTAGAAATCCTCGAAGTGGAAGAATCATGAAAATCGCATTTGGTGATGTTCACGGTGGACTTACTGCAAAGGTTTCAAATCCAAAGGCTAGAAAATCTTTTGCGGCTCGACATAATTGCGCTGAAAAGAAAGATAGAACTAAAGCTGGTTATTGGGCTTGTCGAATCAATCGATATGCTCATCTTTGGGGCGGAAAAACTTATCCTGGTTTCTGGTAATGATTTATACTGATATTGACATAGAAGAAGGAGTGATTAGAACATTCAATGATTCAATCGATCCAATTGAATTAAAGTGGCATCGTGATGACGAAGATAGAGCGATCGTTGCAATAGAAGAAACAGACTGGCAAGTTCAGCTTGAAAATAGATTACCGCAAAGCCTAAATTCAGTAGTTTTTATTGAACGTGGGCAATGGCATAGGGTGATAAAAGGAACTGGTACATTGAAAGTTAAAATAGCAAAGGGTGATGGATTCAATAAATGAAATGATAGAAAAATCCGGAAATGTCTGGAAAGTATTCTCAAAAAAGAAAGTAAACGGAAAACGCAAGCTTTTAGGAACACATAAGACTAGAGAGAAAGCAGTTGACCAGTTACAAGCGATCGAGGCTTCTAAAGCCCGAGCTGCACATGAATCTCAAATTTTAACATATTCTCAATTCGTAAACGAAAGAAAAAAGGAAAAAGTCAATCCAGCATATTTAACTAAGGACGCTGCTGAGATGAAGAGCGAGATCAGAAAAAATGCTAAAAAGTCAGACGACGATCCTACTGCTTATACTAGTGATCCAAAGGGTGGTTGGAAAGCAGATTATTCTAAATCTGGAAAAAGATATGGGACTCAACCTAGCAAATATACTAAGGCCTTTGCAAAAAAATTCGGTAAATAAATGAAAAACATCTTAAAATTTAATCAATACTTAATTTTAGAGCAGGGATCTGAGTCTTGTCCAATTGCAACTCAGAACTTAGAATTAAACACTAAAAATAGAGATTTTACAAGAGAGAAATATAACTACGGTCCAGCTAATCCAAATGAGCCGAGTGAAGAATATTGGGAAGAAGCAGCAAAAAAATGGCCTAACACTACAGTAGAAGAAGCAAAAACAATGCTTTGTGGTAACTGTGTAGCATTTGATGTCTCACCAAGAATGAAGGGTTGTATGACAGTAATTGATGAAGATATTAAGGGACCTGGAGAATTTGGTTATTGTTGGATGCATAATTTTAAGTGTCACTCTCGTAGAACATGTAGTACTTGGGCTGCGGGCGGACCTATCACTAAAGATTCAGTTTCAGCAGACTGGCAGTCTAAAAACGAGGACAAAGTAGACGAAAAACGTAAAACTAAAAATTCTCCAGATTGGCATGATTCTGATGCTCCTGATGCTAAAGGCAAGTTCAAGGAACTTGGAATTAAGGATCTTGCTGCATGGCTGATCCGAACTAGGGGTGGAAACATGCAAAAGATCACAGGAAGTCTAAACCAGCAGATAGTCTTTAATCGTAATGATAATCCTTCCTATGCTAAAAAGATGGAAAAAGTCAGAGAGGAAGTAAAAAGACAATTAGCAAAAAGAAAAAAGTAAAATAGGATGTTAAACTTTAATCAATGGCTAAATAGCATAAATGAATCATCGGAAGTCGCGCTTAAAAATAAGGCAAAGGCTAGTAAAATTCCTTTGGGAATCCTAAGAAGCGTTTACAATAAAGGAATGGCTGCGTGGAGGACTGGACATCGTCCTGGGGTAACCCAGCAACAGTGGGCCATGGCAAGGGTAAATTCATTTATCATGGGAGGAAAGACCACCAAGAAGGCTGATAAATCACTCTGGGAAAGAGCTAAAAAAGCTAAAAAGAAGAAATAAGCATGTTATTAAACGTAAGACAGAATGGATTTATATTCAATTTTCCACCAGATTTCTTTGCACCTGAAATCAAGGAAAAATACAAGAAGTATTATCAGAGTTTGATACTTCCATATGACACAATCGACGAGTTTATGTCAGCTACAATACAGTCAGTCGATTTTCCAGGATGGACGATGGATCCAGTAACACAGACTCGCCTGTTTGGTAAGAAACAAGAGTATAAAAACTCTACTCAAGTAGTTGATTTATTTACTAGAGAGTTTACGCTAACTTTTAAATTAACTGATGCGTATCTAAACTATTTTATCTTTTTAGAGAACTCTCTAAAATATTTGGATTTTTCAAATAAGTCTCAAACTTTTTCTCCAATGAGACTCTCACTATTAGATAATGAAGGATATTTAGTATCTTCAGTTATTTTCAAACGACCTATTCTTAAAAGCCAAGACGGCTTTAAGCTTTCGTATAGTTCAGCAACTCCTGAATTTGCAACATTTACTGCAAAGTTTGTGTACTTCGATTTTGACATTGAACTAGATTTTAACTAAGAACCTTCAGGTAACACCAGAGTATATTATATCAAAATAATCAAGTATTTTGATCATAAACATTACTGGCCAAGCAGGCTCTGGTAAAACTACAATTGCTAGGGAACTAGAAAAGATCATTAAGAAACCTATTGTGATCGATGGCGATGAACTTAGAGAGATCTTTGTAAACAAAGATTATAGTGAAGAAGGACGTCGCAAAAATATTACTAATGCTTATAATATCGCTAGATTTTTAGAAGCTAAAGGTTTTATTCCAATTATTGCACTAATAAGTCCGTATCAAGATCTTAGGGAAGATCTTAAAAGCCAATCAACTGTTTCTGAAATCTACTTAACTACTTCACAAGTTAGAGGTAGAGAACACTTTTTTGCACAAGGATATGTTCCACCAAAGGAAGATTTTCTTCCTGTAAATACAGATCTTCCTCTAGATGACTGTGTTCAACAAATATTAATTTATACTATCGAGAAGAATGGGAAAAAAGGTTAAGATTAGATATAATCATGATGCTGGTGAAAGCCCTCTAAAATGGAGAGTAGTAATTGATGGAAAGGAGCACCTTGCCACAAACGTCGATGTCCTTGTTCCAAGTGTTACGACTGATGACGTTATTGAAGGAGTTGGAAAGAAATTCCATATTAGCTGTGAGCCTGATCTAATCGTTTGGGAAGGGGATAAACTTGTCCTAAAAGATAGCGCTAAATGGATAAGTCATAAAAGACATCTATTAAAATCATTAACTTATAGGCTTTATTCTTCATGTATCACAGCTTTAATCGCTTCACTTATTTTAGGAAATACTAAGATCGGTTTCTCAATTGGAATCGCTGATTTTCTAATCAAAATCTTTACCTACTATGTTCATGAAAGAATTTGGTATCACATTCCATTTGGGATTCAAAAAGTAAAAAAAGAGAGACTATGACATACAATCTATTCATCGGTAGATATCAATCTCCGCATAAAGGTCACATGACTATTTTTAATGAATACTTAGAAAAGGGTATGCCTGTTCTAATTGCAATTAGAGATATTGAACCTGACGAAAATAATCCGCTTACTGCAGACGAGGTAAAATTCATTTGGGATACCATCTATCTAGACAATCCTTTAGTAGAGACAATAATTATTCCAGATATTGCTAGTGTTAATTATGGCAGAGGAGTCGGATATGAAGTCAAGGAGATCCAAGTAGAGTCAACTATCGCAAATATCTCAGCGACTGAAATTAGACGTCAAATTAGAAGTGGAGAAGACGCTTGGAAAGAACTAGTTGACCATAAAGGACATGAAGTATTATCCATGTTATTAAAAAATAAACAAATCAATGGCAAAGAAACAAACTAATAAATTTTCAGTATTTCACCTAGAAGGTGGTTTAGGCAAGCATATCGCAGCGACAGCTGTTGCTAAATGTATTAAAAATAATCATCCTGATCGTGAACTAATTATTGTTTGTGCATATCCTGAAATTTTCTTAAATCTTCCATTCGTGGATCGAGTTTATCGAATTGGGAATACTCCATACTTCTATAAAGATTTTATAGAAGGCAAAGACAGCTTAATTTTTAAACACGAACCTTATTTTACGACCGAACACATTCATAAAGAGTTGCCTTTAATTGAAAATTGGTGTAAGCTGTATAATCTTGATTTTTCAGGAGAATCACCAGAGTTAATATTCAATATTCGTCAACAACAATATGGATTTAAGAAATGGAATAGAGATAAACCGATTGCTGTGATCCAAACAAACGGGGGTCCTCTAACTGAACAACCGTATCTCTATTCATGGACTAGAGATATTCCTTCATATGTCTCACACGATTTAGTAAAATATCTTAGTCAAAACCACCACGTCATTCAAATATGTAGGTCTCCAGAGCAAGCTATTCCTGGAGCAGAGGCTATTTTTGAACCAATGTCAAACATGGAACTATTATCAGTTCTTCTCTTCTCAGAAAAGAGAATCTTAATTGATTCAAGCATTCAACATGCGGCAGCTGCTTTAAATCTAAAATCAACCGTATTGTGGATAGGGACTTCACCTAAAACCTTTGGATACGACTTACATAATAATATTGTAGCTCAACTTCCAAACGATGTCAAATTACCAGATAGTTATCTATTTGACTATAACTTCCATGGAGCAAATCACGAGTGTCCTATTCTAGATCTAAATATATTCGATCAGACTGAAATTTTAAATTCAATCTAATGGATTTTACGTATCGTCCAGTAAATATTAATGAGTATTTTGATAAGATACTCTATATCAACATGGATAAAGACGTTTCTCGTAATCATGGAATGATCAAGCAATTTGAAAAATTTGGAATCACAAACTTTCAAAGGATTGTAGGAAGCGACCTAACATCTCTATCTCAACCTATAAGCTATCGTAATTTCATAAAGACTGATGAAAAATATATTAGAGGTCAGCTTGGTTGTAGGAGGGCTCACCTTAATGCTATCAAGTATGCTAAGAATCAAGGATATCGACGCGTCTTGATACTTGAGGATGACGTTGAGTTCCTGATCGACCCTAGTGAATTACTCACAATAAACCAAGAGATCCTCAATGATTGGGACATGCTTTATTTCGGCGGACTAATTGAGCCGTTCTTTAGAAATCAAATAGTCTGTGCCCATGCATATGGGGTCTCTGCAAACTTATATGACGATATCCTAGAGATGGGAGAACATTCAGGTATGGAAATAGACAATTTTTATGCAAAGGTGATTCAACACATGAGTTACAATCATACTAGCATAGGAAAGTACCGAATCCGAATCATTCAACCATTTAATCAAATAGTGCAAAATAAAAATTACCAATCTAATATAGTATGAAAAAGATATTTTTTCAATCTTCATTACCTAGAGCAGGTTCAACTCTTCTACAAAATATCATCGGTCAAAATCCAGACTTCTATGTTACTCCTACTTCAGGTGTCCTAGAGTTAGTCTACGCTGCCAGAAACAATTACACTAATTCACCAGAGTTTAAAGCACAGGACTCATCCCTAATGCGATCTGGTTTTACTCGATTTTGCCATGATGGAGTACTTGGATTCTTTAATGGAGTAACTGATAAACCGTATGTTTTAGATAAGAGTAGAGGATGGGGAATACATTATGGATTCTTAAATTCATTTTATCCTGAGCCCAAGATTATTTGTATGGTTCGTGACCTTCGCGGTATCTTTGCATCCATGGAGAAAAACTTTCGTAAAAATCAGCACCTAGATTCTGGAATCGTTAATCATTCAAACATGACAGGTACGACTACCGAAAAAAGGATCGATATTTGGGCAGCTGGGCAACCTGTTGGATTAGCTATTGAGAGACTTCATCAAATATTTAAAGAAGGAGTCAATCAAAAAATGCTTTTTATTAAATATGAAGACCTAGCTAAGAATCCTATTCCAGAAATGGAAAAAATATACGATTATTTGGAACTACCTTATTTTGAGCATGACTTTGATAACATCGAGCAGATTACACAAGAAGATGATGCAGTATACGGCATCTATGGAGATCACCAGATTCGCAAAAAACTTTCACCATTGAAGGTCGACTATAAGGAAATCTTAGGACAAGGCGCCTGCACATGGATCAAGACCAACTATAAATGGTTCTACGATGAGTTTAAATATTATTAAACTCCAGTAGCAGCTGAATCAACTGCTGATATAAAGCTAGTTACCTCACTTTGAAATGATTCAGAAACATCAGTGAATGGAATCTTAATTAATAAATTAGTCTTAGCTGATCGAAGAGGAAATACTGGTTGAGCTAGACTTCGGCCTGCACTCTTGATAGTAATAGAATCCGAATATATTTGTACAAATGTTGGGATCACTGCTTCTTTTCCTTTACTTAGATAATTTGTAATGCTGTCAACCATCGTTCTATATGATTCCAGACGACTACTATTATAATTAAAATTAATTGACCTTGACTTAGATACGTATTTTGTGGTACCCTGTCCGTTTGGAATTACTACTAAATAGTCAAATGTTGGGATCTCTGGCATCTATAATTTAATTTTTTTATTAAGGCACTATACAAATAGCTCCTCCACTGCTCCATAACATGCCTGAACAAAGTCCAGCAGCACTAGTTGGAATGTTTTTAATTGATAATTTATTCACAAATGTCGTGCATTCAGAATCTGCTGTGATATTATTTCCGACAACCATTGCGCAATTATAAGTAATAATATTACACATACCGCCTAAAACAGCTGAACCTGTTCCTGAAACTTGATTAAAATATCCGCCGGCTGCTGTTCCATATGGCCCACTGACAGTATTGCCAAATCCTCCGCCAATTGCTTGCCATTGTCCACAGCACGTATAATTATTACATCCACCAGTAATAGTTGCACCATTTGAGTTTGCTTGATTTCTTTCACCTCCGCCAATAGTAGTCCAATCACAAATAGCAGAGTTAGAGTTACCTCCAGCAATAGTCGAATATCTTCCACTTGCCGTGTTGCAATACCCTCCACCTATCGTTGCGCCATAATATCCACTAGCTGTATTATATGCACCTCCAGAAACAGTTGAACAGCTTCCAGAAGCATTATTATTTGAACCGCCACCGATTGTTTCATACCCATAATATGAACTTGCTGTATTCTTATATCCTCCAGCAATGGTCGAATATCCATAATAAGAACTTATCGTATTGTTAGATCCTCCACCAATAAAAGAAAAATAAGAACTGTTCGTATTATTTACTCCACCAACAACTGTTGATCCTGAGTTAGTTGCTGAATTTAGGTATCCGCCACTAACCGTTGCTGCAATGCCAAACGCAGTATTACTATATCCTCCAGAAACAGTCGAATAATCAGTCTCTGCTGAATTATATGCTCCTCCAGCAACAGTCGTATAGTAACTAGAAGCCGTGTTGCAATACCCTCCACCTACAGAGTTAAGGTCGCCGATCGCGCCAGCCGAATTATAATATCCACCAGCGATAGTCGATGCATATCCACTTGCAGTATTACTATAACCTCCAGAAACAGTTGAATAGTCTCCATCTGCAGCATTTCCAACATCTATTCTATATGTTGAATATGCTCCTGAACCAGTAGTCAATATGCCGGCTCCTTCAATTATAGTGATTGTTCCAGATGAATCCATCTTAGAAAGAATTCCGGCATCATCTAAATTAAACCCAATAAAGTAACTGCCTGCAGCAATTTGAGTGTAATCAATCCCCGCGAAAGATACTTGTGGTATTTCTATTCCCGATCCGTACATTTATTCTCTTTATTTTTATTTATCTTTAAACTATCTTTAGTACACATGAGTCACTCCAAACTAGTCCAGGAATTCCTGGATTTGACGTAGGTATATTCATAAGAGCTAAACAGTTTACATGGAATGTACATGAAGCAATTGCAGTGATATTACAGCCATATATTCCTGAATAGTCACAGCCTGCAGTATTATTTAATCCGCCAAGAATTGCTGAACTAATTCCTGTTGCCGAATTATTTGCTCCTCCACCGATTGTTGAATAGGAACCAGATGCAATATTACTTGCCCCTCCGCCTACTGTTGATCTATTACCTGAAGCAGTGATTCCGACACCGCCGCCAACCGTTGAATATATGTTAGATGCAGTATTCGATCGACCTCCACCAATTACTGAACACCCTGATGAAACCGTGTTTGAATAACCTCCACTAATAGTAGAAGCTGTTGTGTTTATATAGTTGCACAACCCTCCACCGACTGTTGAATATGCAAGTACCACAGAATTACGACAACCTCCAGCCACAGTTGAATAGTTTGAAGTTGCACCGTTATATTGTCCTCCACCGACTGTTGAATATGAACCGCAGCTATTTGCCGTGTTATTTGCTCCACCTGAAACAGTTGAGCCTATTCCACATGCAAAGTTTGCATTTCCTCCAGAGATAATTGAATACGTCCCACTTGCAGTATTTGAAGTACCTCCACTAATTACTGAGTAATTTCCTTGGGAATAATTATTTTGTCCACCAGCAACGACTGATGAGTTACATATTGCATTATTACAGAATCCTCCACTAACAACTGAAAGCAGAGCAGTTGTACGGTTACAGTATCCGCCAGCAATAATTGAAGTACCGCCAGTTGCAATATTACTTAATCCACCAGTTATGCTTGAATAATTTCCACTTGCTGTGTTTCCTCGACCGCCGCCGACCGTTGCCTCACATCCACTCGCAGTATTACTAACACCACCAGCGACGGTTGAACATGTCGAGTTTACAGTATTTCCAAATCCTCCACCGATTGTTGACCAGTTACTATTCGCAGCGTTATTACATCCTCCAGCAACAGTTGATCCTGAGTTATTTGCAGTATTACCGCGTCCTCCACCGATTGTCGAAGAGAATCCAACGGTGTTCCCGCAACCTCCGCCAATTGTTGCATATTGACTATAAGTAGAAGCAGTATTATTATATCCAAATACAGTAGAGCAATTTGCATCGGCGGTATTGCTATTACCTGTTCTATATGTTGAGCATGCTCCTCCGCCTACATCAATAATACTTCCGCCAGTAGCTCCTCCAACACTGCGTTCGCAGCCAGTGTCATCTAAATAATACCAACAGCCATCTGACTTAGGATATAACTTACTATATCCAGACTCTGGGGTCTCTGGAGTAGATCCAACTGTTTTTTGTTGAGCTATACTATGATTTTTCTTTCCTGAATATGCCATCTCTTATTATATTTTTGCTTGAATTACAATCGTACCATTTACGATTGCACCAGTTGACGTGAGGCTAATTGAATTATTATTAAGGTGTACGATATCAACTTCAATAATATTATTTCCTTCCCGAACACTGTATACAAAGTCTCGAGTATTTAATCCATGTGTAATAGTTAATGGTACGCCGGCCGATGCTGTGAAGTTCAGAATTACTACCTGGACACTTGAGCCAGTCGCTAAATTGACAATTTTAGTCAGACCAGATCCAAGATTATTTACTTGTCCTCCTGGAATAACATTTAATATTCCATTCATAATTACAAGCTCACCATAATTATCAACTACTCCTTCTACTGTAAAATCACCATAGACTAAATATTGATAATTTGCTTGGATCGTTAGAATTTCAGTTAGTTCAATATATTTCTTATGACCTCCGTCTCCTCCAGATGACCCGTATCCTCCAGTCAAACTTACCCATCCTCTATCTTGGAAATAGCCAATCAGGTCTTCTCCAAACAGTGGATCAGTACCTGCTACTCCAGTATAAACGATCTCTCCAGGAACACCTGGAGTGGGATACGTTGGAAAATCAGTAAATCTCTGACGTTGAGTCTCTGCAACTTCTACTAATATCGATTTACCTACTGCATTTCCAGAAGAAGCAATAGTAAATGTTGGAATACTACTTTGAGAAATCGTTAATTGATTTGTGATCTCTACCAGATCAAAGGTACCTGAATAGAGAGCCATCGAATTAGTCACTTCATCGTAACTAATATTATTTAAGAATTCTAAATTTGCATCCGATAGACTCTTAAAATTCAAGTTAGTCACATCAATCAGTGAAGTTAAACTTGCGTTAGTTAAGCGACGGATTGACCCTAGGTTTTTATAGACAGCCATCCTATAATTAGTTTATTTTTGTTATTTATCTGTTTGAATAAATAAGAAGACCGTCCTTTGAGTATCTTGTGAGTTACTTGTTTATGATTTTAGTCGAACTATCGATCTCTGAATTTAGAGTAAATTTTCCTCTATTCACCAGGCACTCAGTCAAGTTTGCATTAATTGTTTTTGCATCCGGATTATCTAGGAAACTTGAGGTGATCTCGTTAGACTCACCTAAATAATCACAATCAATCAATTTAGAAAATTTCACCGAGTTGTTTGAAAAAATCGAGCATCCTTCTAATTTAGAATTTCGGATAATACAGTTTTCAAACAGACAGTTATTAACGTCTCCTTCAATCTCACAATTAAAAAATTCGACCCCTTCTAGAAGAATACTTCTCTTAAGTTTAGCATTTTTTATCTGAAGTCTTGCTCGTTTAGTATCATAATTCACAGTAGCCTCAGATATTCCGCCGCCTATTATTAGTCGAAAGAGTTTTTCTCTTACTCTTGGGTATACTGATTCAAGAAGATGTGGAGCCTGATTCAAATCAACATAGAAATCTATTTCTGGAAAGGCTGATCTGAATCCTAATAGTGATCGAGTAGCATCAATTGCCTGCCTAAAATCTTTGACCATGCTCGAGATCTTAATCTTTTCCTGATTAGAATAAGAATAATTTTCAGTAAGAGTAGTATAGAGATGCTCAATAATTATGTTTAGAGTCTCAACTGCTTCTTTCTTTTTTCGGGTGTAATTCTTACCTGAAATGTAATTCACATTGAGTTTACCGCTAGCTAACTGAGAAAAATCAGTTGCGAAGAAATCAGATTGTGGGAAATTTAACTCGATAGAATCTCCTCGTTCAACTAGTGATTCAGTCAATACCATGTCATACAGTCTCTTAGGTTGTACGTATTGGAAATGATTTTGATAAATCAGTCGATTTTCATTTTCTGGCTGAGGCCATAGTTCAAACAGTCTCTTCTCATCTAAGCTTATTAGATATTTCAATCGATTTAGTTTATTTACATGAGTAGGTAACTGAAGCGCGTTCTCATTAAGTTTAATCGTCGTTTGTACTCTACATCGTTCAGTCGTAAATCCAATTGCTTCGATTATGTTTGATACCTTCAAATACATGTGAACTGCCTCTTGATAAGGCATCATTCCTGTGCTAAGTTGCATCTCCTTGTATCCATTAGAATAAGTCGGAGAAAGTTTAAATGTCTCATTAGTTGGATTAAAGTCATTCTTTACTTCACTAAACCACTTTATCTTTTTTCCCAATGCTCTAGAAATCTTTGCAGCAGCATCCATTTTTCTCATAGGTGAAAAGAATTCAAAACAAAATGAAATCTGAGAGTTATCGTATATGCTTTTCTTATCTAATGATTTAAACATTATCTAGTTTTTCTTTATTCTATTTATCTTATCGGATCCTTTTGGGAAACGTAAGTATTAAAACAATAGGCTGAAAGGGGAGATAAATGAATAAATAAAATAAATAAAGTTGCTACATGGCAAAAGTCACAGACGATTTTAAAGTATTTACTAAACTTAGCATATATGTTGAAGATCTATTGTCACAAACAATAAATTACTTGACGACTAAGTTTAATCAGAGTAGAGCGGTCTTTACGTCCGCCTCCCCGTTCGGTCAGCTTCTTCTAGTTGTTGAAAACCTAACGCAGCTAGTATTCTATTATATTGAAGATTCAATCACCGAGTTAAACATTAATGAGGCTACTCGATTAACATCAGTATACTCGTTAGCTACACTAGCAGGTCACAATCCGAGTCGAGCCGTATCCGCATCTGGCGAAATAAGTCTATCCACTATTGCTGGTGCTGGTGAACCGCCTACTGATTTTGTAATCATACCTAATTTAACCAGAATTCGTTGTAAAAACAATGGATTAACTTATGTATTAGACCTTCCTCAAGATGAGATCAAGTTTTCTTTTAATGGTACAAATAACGGTCTTCGATTAGGTATTCGACAAGGAATAATTGAATCACAAACGGTGACGGCTAAGGGCGAGCCAATTGAAAGCTTCGGAATAGGCAGTCCACAAAATTATTATATCGATAACTTCATGGTTAACGTACACGTAAATGGAGAAAAATGGACAAAATACGATTCAATGATCGACATGCCAAGGGGAGAAAAAGCATATATGATTAAAACAGGAATCACTAGCGGAGTTGATCTCTATTTCGGTAACGGAAATTATGGTAAGATACCTACACGTGGTGCAGATATTCTAGTTGAGTATTTGGTAACTGAAGGTTCAAATGGAAATATCCGAAGCAATGATTTAGGCAGCATTAAATTTGAATTCGTTGACACTGGGTTTAGTATCCTAGGAGATGAGATCGATCTAAACGAATATATTGAGATCACTACTTCGAATGCACCTTTCTTTGGAACGAATGCTGAGGATTCTAAATTGACTCGATTGCTTGCTCCAAAACAGTCTAAAAGTTTTGCATTAGTTAACGTAGATCACTATGAAAACGTATTGAGAAAACTTAAGCTTTTCTCTATCATTAATGTTGCTTTAGATGAAGTAGACCCTAGAATGGTGAATCTTTTCCTTATTCCAGACATTAGAAAGACATTTAGCGTTGCTCAAGATTATTTTAGTGCAAGCCTAGATCGATTTGTAATGAATGACTATCAAAAGAATCAACTTTTACAATATATCGAAAAATCTGGAAGCAAGCTTATTTCAACTGATGTTCAGATAATAGACCCTATTCCTAGTGAGTACGTCATAAATACTTCAATCATAGTATTCGATGATGTTTCAACAGACATCATTAAAAGGGATATCCTAAATAATTTAGGTGAATACTTTATTCAAAACACTAGATTCACCAGAATACCTAAGAGTGACTTAATTAAGATAATTGAAGAGGTAAATGGAGTCGATTCAGTTTCAATTAATATTATCTCGAAAAAGAACGAGATCTCAAAGATTCAAAACCCATCAGCATCCGATATTGGAATCGATGAGTTTAATGATATTATCGTTTCATATCAAGAGCTTCCTATAATTAGAGGAGGATTTACCGACCGATACGGAAACGTTTACTCTACTGGAATAACACCTGATTCGTTAGGTCCAGTAAATATTCAAATTAAAGAGATCGTTCCTAGACCAAAAAAGATTAGCTAACATGGTAAAAAATAGCATATATCGTCCCATATTTAATCGTAGAGAAAAACGACTAAATACTGGATTTGATTATAAAGGACAGATCCTAAAAAAGACTCTTTCTTCCCAAATGTTTGGTGCACATCCTCTACTTGATTATTTACTACAACAGGTAGAAAGCATCGTATACGAATGGGTGGAAGCAGTAAAACAGATTAAGATAAACACCAATCCAGCATTGGATAAGTACGAAAATAAGATTAGATAAATGGGTAGCAATAAATCGGGAATGAGCCGCGAGAATCGTGCTCACCTCAGAGACGAAATACAATCGTTATTGGGATCAATTGGAACAGAATCCCATGATGACATGGTGATCGATAACGAGATCTCAGAAAAAACCAGACCTGAGAGTCCATATGATTTTGAGGAAATGAGTAATCAGTTTACAGTAAAAGCCAGAGAGATCACAGACTCGCTATTTAAAAACTTCGTTGATATTGGAATTTTTGAGAAGAACGATTATGCTCGCCATAAGAAGGAGCTCGATACTATCAATATTTCCAACTTATTTTTTCAATTAAAGACCATTAAGATCACTATCATTAAGGTGATGGAAGAGATAACCTCAGGTAACACTCATCCTCGATTGATTGAGGTTATGGGACAGTTACAAGATAAAATGGCATCCATTACAAAGATGCAAGCAAACTATGTGCTATTTCTTGAAGATACATATCGTCAGTTAAATTCAGCGGCGCCAATGAATCCAGATTCAGAAGTAGTCGGGTCAGATTCAAAAGAGGGCCAGTTCTTTATTACGGTCGGTACTAAAAATTTAATCAATAGTTTGCCTGATGATAATAAGACTGGCGAGATTAAAGTTCCAACTGGAAGCCTAATCGATCCTTCTAAAAAGTCAGATTTAATGCGAGAACGCAATATCCAAATAACTGATGATGAGTCGGGAGACGACTTTATGGATATCACTGAAATAATTTAATACGATGAAAGACGTCATGACAAATGGTGGCGCTTTCAGCCATCGAAAACTATCAAACTTGTCTGGTTCATCAGACGACACCAATACTTCGATATGGACAACTGTTCGTATCAATCGATTACTTGATGACATTGAAAACGATGGATTCGATATTAAAGGGTTACATAATTCCCCATTCAAAGATAATGATATTAACTTAAAGAGAGGGAACTTGCCCTTTGAATATACTCCGGAAGAGTGGGAAGAACTTAAAAAATGTAAAGCTGACATACTCTATTTTGCAGTAAACTATTGTAAGATCCAAACGGGTGACGGTATTCAATTGATTAGGGACACTGCTGGACTTAGAGATTTTCAGGAAGAGATCCTTCTTTCATTCAAAGGAAACAAATTTAATATCCTAATGGCGAGTCGCCAGACTGGAAAATCCGTGACTTCCGCTATCTATATCCTATGGTACCTACTATTTAATTCAGATAAGACTGCACTAATCGTTGCAGATAACTTTACGACCACTCGAGAATTATTGGATAAGTTTAGAATATGTTTAGATGGACTTCCATTTTTTATGAAGCCTGGAATCAAGCATATCAATTCAGGAAATATTAAGTTTGATAACGATAGTCGTGTTGTAGGTAGAACGACTACTAAAAAATCTGGTATCGGTCTCTCAGTAAACGTTCTATACATTGATGAGTTTGCCCATATCGATGAAGCAAAACTAGATGAGTTCTATCGAGCGATCTTGCCTACGATCACAGCCGATCCAAATGCCAAAGTAATTATCACGTCTACGCCAAACGGTAAGAATAAATTCTATGAGATTTGGGTGGATGCTGTTGCTGGTAAGAGTGATTATGTTCCACTTAGAGTTGACTGGTGGCAAGTTAAAGGTCGTGACGAGGCATGGAAACAGGCAGTTATTGCTAATATGGGATCAGTAGAAGACTTTAACCAGGAGTATGGTCTACAGTTTTTCTCTTCTGATCAGTTATTATTAAACTCAAACGAATTAAAGAGACTTTATAATATCAAAGCTGATTATGTAAATACTACCTTTGCACTAAGTGAAGATAGACAATGGATCAACGACTGTCTTACCGTTCATCCAAATTATGCAAAGAGAACAATGTCAGACTATAAGTTAGATAAAGCAAAATATGTGTTCTCTATAGATACGGCAGATGGTACTGGCGGTGACTATTCTGTGCTAAATATTTATAAAGTAGCCTGCTTGCCAATTAATGAACTCTTAAAAAAGAAAGAGGCTATTCGTGGAGAAATCGATACGACTTCTCTAGTACAAGTTGCAACATTTAGGACGAACGAATATGATATTAACGAATTTGCAGCCGGTGTAGAATTCATAACATATACCTTATTCAATTCTGAAAACGTTAGAATCGTTCTTGAAATGAATCACAAAGGGGAGATAATAAAAAATAGATTGGAGAGTAACGATGATTATTGGCCTTCTCAACTAGTGCATACTAAGCATACTGAAATGGCTGTAACTACCAAGCCTGGACTTAGACTTGGACCAACTAATAAGATACGATATTGTGAAAAGTTCAAGTATTTTGTAGAGGTAAAGAAAATCATACCTAATGATTTTATGACAGTAATGGAACTAATGGCATTTGGTAAGACGAAGGGTGGCTCATATCGTGGACAAAATGGAAACGACGACCTTGCTATGACTTGTGTTAACTTAGCACCAGCTCTCGAGTCAAATCAACTATGGGAGCTTTCGATCGAAACGTATGAAGCGTCTTCACAAGAATATCGAAAGGAAGTAGAAGAAAAGATCTTTAGTCTATTTAGATCTAATTTAAACAAACCTGCATTTGACTACGACACACTGAGAGAAGTAAATGCTCCATCGAATAAGGCTGAAAAGGGATTAGAACCTCGTAACCATGTATTTGATATTCAATCACTACAACAAATGCAAAAAATTAAGAATAAATTTTTTAAAAGCTAAACTCTTTTTAGTATAATAGTATAGAAATTACTGTTTAAACTCTAGAAGTATGAAGATTCTTAAATTCCAAGGCGATATCGGGCTCGATGAAGTGTTCAATCGACATAAAATAGAGATTTACGACAATCTCTTACACTCTATAAAAACTCATTATTTAGATGAAGATCATTCTGAAGTGACAGTAATAAAAATTTCAATAAATGAATCGGAGTATACGATCAATTTATCTAGAGATAAGTTTATAAGCGGTCTAGAAGGAGCTATCTCGTTTTATGAGATTCATGAAGAATACGAAAAATGTGCTGAATGTTTAAAAATCATTAATGCACTTAAAAAAAATAACATCCTGGAGGCATAACAATTATGGGGTACGAATCAACTAACACAAAAATCAATGAAAGAATTCAGGAAATATCTGAAAAGCTACTTAAAAAGCAAAACACCGAGAGAGAAAAAAATGAACTAGCTCAACTAATCTATCCAAAACTCAAATATTACATTTGGAAATTCTGTAAAAACGAGATCGATACTGAAGAGGCTTTACAATTCACACTAAAGAAAATTTTTAAGAATATCGCACAATTCGATTTTGAAAAAGGTCGTTTTACCACGTGGATCTATACGATAGCTCGCAATGAGACGTTATTTTACTTGTATCAATTAAAAAAGCATTCTCACTACGATATTGATACTATGTATGGTAAAATAGATCGACCTGATGATTTAACTGATGAAGTTAATGGGTTTACAGACATCGATGATATTTACCAAACGACGGTCGATGAGATATTCCTAATTGAGGATCCTCTGCTTAAAAACATCGCAATCGATAAAATGATCAAAAATAAGAAGGTGAAACAAATAGCACTAGATTACGAGATCAATGAGAATACTGTGAAGACTAAACTTCGCAAAATTAGGTCAGATATTAAATTCTCAGTCCTAAAAAAGAATCCTCAGTTTGAGGAAAAAATAAAAATGATACTATGATACTTGATTATATTTCCCCTATTCGGGTATACAGGAGACTCTCAACTCACATACAAGAGTTGTTAAATTACAGAACCTTTAAAAAAATTGTGTTCGAATTAAATTCAACAGGTAAACTTGATGAAATAGGAATTAAGTCAGACTCTTCTTCCAACATGTACATTGGGATAGACCTTAATCCGGAACTTTTACTCTATTCTGATGCTTCACAAGAATCAGTCGAATTAAGACTGATCTCAGAAAAAATGAATAAGTATAACGATTTTTTGACAACTGAGGGAATACTTGATTCAATTAAAGTGGATTACGAAAGAGTCCAAACTGATGTCTATTACGGATACATATTACAAATTAGTTTTAACTTTAAGAAATATAAGAAGCGAGATTTTATCTATACGATATCCTATTTCTCAGCAATTGCTATTGGAATGATTGTTAGCTTATTATTGCTTCTTTAATAAATAAAAAAATAAATCCTATGAAAAAATTAAATGCATTTATAACAGCACACTATCCTAAAGTATTATTGATCTTAAGCATCCTTATCTTCTTTAATACTTGTGGAAATCCAAACAAGTCACTTACTAAAAAGGTAGATACTTTGTCTCAAAAAATTGATTCATTAGAGTCAATTACAGTTACTCAAAAAGATTTAAAGATTGAAGGTCTCAAGTCTGAAAAAAGAATGATTCAATCGACTGATCGTAAAATACTGGACGTAAATCGTCAGTCTCAGATCGATAAGGAAATCAACGAGTTAGAAAAATAATTAGCATATATGCTTAATTGGATAAATCGAAATAAAGAATCAATAATTAGAATGGCATTTCTTGTGCCGATTCTATCAGTTGCAATAATCTCAATCTCTCACGTGGTACGATGGTATGATCTAGCTAATCCTATCAGTTGGGCGATATACTTATCAATAGCTGTTGAGATTGCGGCTTTATCTTCAATCGCAGCATCATCAGTTCGAGTAAAAGGTTTCTCAGTATGGTTTGTTTTTATAATTGTGACCCTGATTCAATTCATTGGAAATATTTACTTTAGTTATACTGAGATCAATGTTACATCAAAGGAATTTAAAGATTGGGCTGAACTTACAGGTCCTCTTTTTGAATCATTTAGTGATATCGAAGATGCGGTTGCACAACGTCGACTTCTTGCAATATTAGAGGGAGGTCTTCTTCCATTAATCTCATTGACTTGTCTACATTTCTTTATTAAATATGGAGATCGAGATCTTGAGCAGCCTGTAGTATATCCAGAACAGCCTGACCTTGATGAGATCGAAGAAAAGATTGAAGAATATGAAAGCTCCAATCTATCTGATGAAGCTGATCGAGTTTGGGAAAAAGTTAAGGAATTAAGAGAAGAAGGAAAACTTCCTATTCCTACTGAAGAAGATCTTGTGGATGAACCAAGTGCGCTAGCCAACTCTCAATATAGATTAGAAGAAATAGATCAAACTCCTTCTATTGAAGACACAGTAAAATTCATCAGTGGCACAGAATCTAATCGAGATAAGTCAGAATTAAATGCAGTAAAACCTGGAGCGTCTTTAACTAAGAGGCCAATTGGTGGTGGCAATAAATTAAGACGTCAGTAAAATAAATAATAAAAAATACTGGCGAATGATACCTAATTTAAACGAGATATGCGACTGTTGTGGTGGTTATGAAAATCAACCAATGCTTCAACTGTTTGATAACAAGTGCTTCGGTATCGTTGATGGCAAGGAAATAACAGAAGACTTTTGCATAAAAGATTTTGCCTTTCCGACCGATGGTTATTCATGTGTAGGAATCACAGTTCAAGAGGACGGTGGAACCACTACACTATTCGATAATCAATTACCAGTACCGATGGTATCATTAGAAAGCGGAAAGGCTTACGCTAGAGGTATCTTGTTAAAGATCACATATCCGACAAATGACCTAAATTCAGAAGAAATTCTGATCTCATCAAAAAACGTGATATTGACTATCGAAACTTATGATGGAATATCGACTGATTATCCACTATATAATTTCTTCTCGATCTTTACTAATCCTAAATCAAACGATCCATCTCAAATAATAAATAAAATAGAGATAACTAATCCTAATGTTGATTATCCAATTAGAATATCAGCGTTAATTTTATTTGGAAATGCTCTGTAAAAAACTTTAACGAAATGACTAATTATGCGACTGAAATAATTGAAATTAATGCTGGTGTAAACTACGAGCCGACTTTTGTCAGAACAGATAAGAGACTACCTGCAAATGTTCCAAGTTCACTAGGTTATTATCAGATTGGTGAGCTTCAGCAATATGGAAATGCAAGAGGCCCTATCTTTAAAGTTGAATTTGCAGATACTTCATCGATTGCTACTGCTTCACATGTTAAAATTTGGGGATTAGATAACGATGATACTAACGCTCCACTATATCCAATTGCATATCTTCAAACCTGGAGACCTATCTTAGACATATACGTGAAGAAATTTATCTTTTGTGACTCTTCTGGAGTAGAAGTGGACGAGGAAGGTAATTACACTGTGATTGGATACAAGAAAAAAACTCTACCTACCGTATACTAATGGAAAGAATTGACGAGTTTCATAGTGGGGCAGGAATGCCTTCAAAAGATTTTGGTCGAGGACTACCTTTTTATGGAACAAAGGGAGATTTTAACTTTACAGTAGGTCGTAGTCAATTTACACCTGGAGTATCAATAAAGCAGACTCCCCTTACTGATATGTCAATTAAAGGGGATCCTGGATTATCTCCATTCGATTTGGAAATAAGTAAACTAAGATTCTATTATAAGCCCGGAGATAGGGTCAGAGGAACCATTGTTAACTCTCAAATAACTTCAGAAAACGGTCGAGTTATCGTAGGCAAGTTAGATAAAATCGTTCCCAACTATTCCACTAACACGATTAGAGCATGGGTAAAAAACCCATCTACTCTTGAATCGACTGAGATTTATGTAGATTCAATAGAACGAATCTATGAAAGTGTATCTAGTCGAGCGTTGAGTTTTTCCCAATTCATTAATTCTTAAGCAAATTCTACTTTACTAGAACCAATTACTGTTTTTTGTATATAAAATAAAAAACTATTTTTTATGCAATCACCTGGAATTGACGATGAAGAAGCAGCTCGTTTCTTAGAAGAACAAGACAGATTACACGGGATAAACACGATCAAGGTCGAAGAGACTGTTGATGAGCCTGTACAAAAGAGTCTTGGTCAAATCAAAGGATATACTGAATCTCCTGAATTATCAGCAGCATCTGAATCTTCTTGGAAACTTTTAGATTTAAGATCACTGCCTTCGCAAGGATTATTTTATCCAGAAGGAACTGAACTCTTATTAAGATCAGCTAAAACTAAAGAGATCCGTCACTGGTCTACGATCGATGAAAATGATCCTCTGGATGTCAGAGAAAAAATCAACTTTGTTCTAAATGCATGTACTAAAATTAGAGTAGTCGGTGGACGTCCTCTAAATTTTAATGATTTTCTAGAGATCGATCGATATCATATCCTATTTAGACTATATGAATTGACTTTCCCGAATCAAGAGAATAAGCTCTGGGCCAATATTAAATGTGACCACGATTCTTACATAAACCGAACTCAAGTATTGAGTGCTAACTTAAGAGGGTTCGAATATCCAGCAGAATTAATGAAATGGTATTCTGAGGAGGATCGTTGTTTTAAAATAGTTTCAGAAAAACTCAATGAGACGTTTTATCTATATTTGCCTACGATTGGGGTAGAGAATAAGTTTAGATTAAAGAGACAAGACGATGTCAACAAAGGCGTAGAAATAGATGAAGCCTTCTATGAGTTCGGTCCATACTTAATTAAAGACTGGCGAGCGGTTTCTAATAACTCTCTTACTGATTTGAAGTTTAATTCAAACTCTTGGCAAGACAATAAATTCGTCTTCATATATAAGTTCACCAAGCAATTAAAAGAGGCAAGTCTAAATAAAGTATTAAGCATTTGTGAAAAATGTAAGAATACGACGGAGAGCCACATTTTTTTGGAAGGAAGCTTCACTGTCAAAGATATTTTCATTATTTCAGCTGGACTTGATGAACTTATTTAAGCTTAATAAAGACTTGGCAGTGAAGCTTAATCAATCGTTTGATACCTTATATGAACTAGAATACATGGAATACTCTCTACTCTTAAATATCGTCAACGATGAGATAGAGAAAAAGAATAATCCAGATGACGTGTTTACTAATATTATGAGCAGTAACAATCAGCCATTGAAGGTTAATCTTCCAGATAACCTAAAACTTAAATAAATAATAAAAATAATATCTTGAGTTGGGTAAAAAGATAAAGGAGTCAGAAAGACCTGCTGAATTTTCAAGAATTCGTGACATAGTATTTAAGGGTGCTGGCGTAAGATATGTTAGCGGAAACACAGTAGACGATGAAATATATCGTCGTGCTCTTAGAAGATTTGGACTCGTTGATGATTCAATGAAATTTCAATATCCTGACGCAATCGGAGGATATGATTTTAAATCAGAAGAGGGCATTACCAGTTTTATGGCACAGGCGGCCAAGGAGTATGCTGAAATCGATAGAGGAATAACAGCTGATCCTGCATCAATGAAACATGATTTGTGGCCTCTATTTACAGTTGAGCACAATCCTAAATACCAACCATTTGTCGATGGTGAATTAGCTTCAATTAAAATGAACTATTCACAACTAAGTCAAATACTTAAAGCTGGCGAGACAGATATTGCAAAAGCGAGAGCAGCAGCGAAGGGGACTAGTTTAGAAGGGACAGTCGGCAGTCCATTTGATCTTGCTGAAAGCCTGATGTATACTATCAATCTGCGATATATTCAAAGCTTCGGATATAAGTTACAGGGATTTAAAGATAAGGGAGCAGCAACTGCTTTATTTGATGAAGTTCAAAGAAATCTAGCAGACGGGGCTCCATTTAAGCTAAGTAAAGAGGAACAAAATGCTCGAGAAATGGCTGAACTTAAAAGCCTGTCTGAATCAAATAAGTCTCCAGTAAATTCTTCAGGTCCTCGTGCAACACCGACTAGTGAAGGATCTGCTGCACCTTCTATAAATTCTACTGAGCCTGAAGCTAAACCTACTAAAGCTGCCTCGAATAGTACTATAAACCCAGCGGCAGCCAAGTCTTCTGAAACGACTGCTGTTACTAATTCAGAAGGGGGAGTAACGTCTAAGACCGGTGAACTTCAAGCTGAAAAAGTAGTAGAGACTACTCCTAGTCAAGCGGTAAACATTAATCTTGAAACTAAACAAGCTAATCCTGCATCTGCTGAACCTGCTGCAAATTCGACTACTGTATTAAATACTTCAAGTGCAACTACAATAAATGATACATCTGCTCCATCTTCCGTAACAAATAATTCAGCTTCTTCATCAAGTTCAGTTGGAGCAACTAGTGATAAGAAGGTACTTAATGTTGAGAATACAAATAATCAGTCTTCATCAAGTACAGTAAATGAATCCAATAAAGAAAAAGAAAAGGGAGGATTCTTATCGAAAGTAGGTAATTTTGCAAAGAAAGCAGGTGCAGCTTTAAACTTACCGTCAATTGCTGAAATAGGCGGACAGGCTAAGGGTTTATTTGGGGCAACTACTGCAAATATTAATTCAAGAATATCTGAAGTAAAAGAATCATTTACGAAAAATTCAAAGGATCAAATAAATCCGTTTTCTGCTAAGACTGAAACAAGCACGACTAATAATTCTTCAAATACTACTTCTTCAGCTAATCCGACATCTACCTCAAATTCAAATGAAATTATTAAGACTAATAATCAGACTACTATGAACGTTGAGCAGAGTAAACCTAGCATGACAGAAGCTACGCCTGCCTCTACTACAAATCAACAGACGTCGACTAGTGCATCGAACACCGTCTTAAATACAAATACACAATCGGTAGCTAGTACACCACAATCAACTTCGACTACTGCACAATCTACTCAACCGGCTCCTTCCCAAACAGGTCAGCCTGCTGCAGGTGCACCTGGCGTAAATGTAAATACTGATTTATCGCAACTTGCACAATCAATAATGAGACTTGAACGAATATTAATAAGCGGAATCGACGTAACTATAAAAGACACATAATATGGAAAAGACATTGACTGGGCAATTACATAGCCTATACTTAACTTACTCTGCAATAAACTCTCAATTTAATCGAATTGAAAGCGAAGCCGCTCGACTAGAGGAGGAGCGAAAAACCGTTAGTGAGATACTTCATAATACTCGAGAACAGGAAAAAGAAGTAATAAATAAACTAGAGAATGTACTAGGTAAAAAGTTAACACCCAATGATATTCTTGAAATAATTAAACAATATGAATAAAGATACGATATACCGTGCGCTTGGTGCAATCTTAATAATTATAATTGCATTACTTCTTTTCAAAAACTGTCAACTTCAAAGGGACACTGACCGTGAAATAAATGATCTTAAAAAATCAATTATTGCGTCTGATAAATTGACAAAAGAAGCAAATGGTCGATATGCTAAGCTTGTAGATTATTATGCTACTCAAGGTGATCTCATGAAGGATCTGAAAGAATCAAATAAAGATCTTTATAAAACCATTAAGAAACAAGATGAACGCTTATTAAGCATAACAAACTCAATAATAACATTAGATCGAAAAGTAGTTCAAGGTTTTGCACAAACTGACCCAGTTGATACAAATAAGTTAAATCTTTCTCTAAAATATCCTGATGAAAAAGATCCATTTGTATTTTGGGATGGTTGGGTAAATAAGAATACTGCCGCATACAAAGGGACTTTCTCGTTCGGTAAACTTCCAATTCAAGTAATCTTAACTGAAGAGTCTAGAGGTTTATGGAAAAGTAGAATCGTTGGTCCTGAATGGTTAAAAGTAGATTCGTTATCAATTAAGAGCATACCGCCAGAAGAATATGCAGTAGTCAAACCTAAAAATTTACAATGGTTAATCGGTGGGTCATATGTATATAACATGACCAATAGTAGCCAAGGAGTTGGTGTAAATTTTGGAGTAAATTTATTTGATAAACATAACGTCATATTGGGTGCAAACACTCTAAATCAAGTAAGTCTAGGTTACATGTATAAGATCAAGACGTTTAAAAGAAAAAAGTAAATAATGGCACAAAGTAGATTCATAAATTTATCTTCTTACTGTATTGTCGAATATCAGTTTGAACAACTAGGCTCTCTTAATTTCTATAATGAAGATTTTACGTTTGTTGAAAATTCTATTACTGGAGAGCATCAGATATTCAATACGGATGCCTCATACAATACGTTAAAGAATATCCAAGACTTATCTGTTATCTCAATCGGAAATAATGCGTATGCATATTTAGATAGCGAGAAAGTTCCTAATTATCTTGCATATAATACACAATTGACGTCGACTACGTTATCTGGGTATAACGTTGTGATGGATAAAGTAAGGTTTCACTTTGTTGCTGGTTTTGATTTTGATAATTTTAAAGCCTTAATCCTATCCATTAATAATACTGAAAATACTGGAACAAAGTGTATATTTTCAAATATATTATTGGCACCAGAAACAATTTCTCAGTTAATAATCTTTAACGCAAAACCGCTATTTCTCTCAAATGCAGTATACGATCGATATATTGATATCTATGTACCATCAATAAAGAACATTAATAATGATTTTGAAACAGCACCGATTCCTGGAAACACTTTCTCTGCTGCGATTACGCCAAGTCCAAGCGGACCAGTCGGGTTTATTACAAATGATCCAATATCAATCTCTCTAATTGAGTGTGGTACGAAAAAGACCATTTACACAAATACATCGATTTCATACGACTCATATATAGCAACTGACGTATATAATGCAACTGTTTCTCAAACCAATGAATTTGATAATGTTGGTGCATATGTTAATGAATCAGCAGTCGGTGATTACTTAGAGTTTTATCTTACCTTCAATTCAGCTTTTCCTGGAGAACTAATATCAATCCTAAATAAAAGAAACCCGGCAGATGACTGGATTATCGTACATCAGTTAAGCGTGTTTGAACAGGTTGGGTCAGCTTTTATCAATACTTCAAGACTAGTCTTTTTCCAAGAAGACTCATATGACGAACCTAATGTATTTAGACCAGTCCTTAAATATGCACATGAGGCAATTAGCATGTCGGTAGATTATATTGCACGACTAACCAATCGTCGAAACGGAGAACAAATAATTAGAGAAGCATCGTTTAACCTAGTTTCTCCAAAAAAATATGGAAGAAACCTAATAAACTTACCGCTATTAGAAAAGCCTCAATCTCAAAAGATCTATAATAAGATCGTTAAGAATAACTTTGAATCGACTGCTCTATTCATTGAACCTACGCCAGTTGGAAAACAACCAATTATTACACCAGCTGTACCTTCTCAAATAACTGAAGTTGTTCGTACTGAGTTTATTCCGATCTTTTTTAACAATAATAACATTTCGATATCCAATGTTAATTCAATGGTACAATCATCTGATGCTTCAGATGAGGTCATTTTTAGTCCAGGAAAACTTAGGTTTATCTTTTCCCCATTCGATAACGTACTTAAATTAAAAGTATTTACCGAAGCTACTCTAGCAAATGCTGAAAACCCATTAGTCCCACTAGACTTGAATGTGAACGCTGCAAAATATAGATTAGTATTTGAGACTACTACTGGTAAAATATCAATCGATAACGTAAATGATTCAAATCAGGAAAACTTATCAACTGGTCAAATCACATTTAATATCGCTAAAAAAGACAGTGAATCCATCACCGGTTCTTCAAATAGAACAGTATATCTAGTGTCAGTCTCACAAGACGGTCGAGAGACTCTAATGTACACTGGAGAATGGAGAAAACCTAGTGAGCAGGCTGATGTCGATGCTGCAATTGCTCAAGCAAAAGCCGACGCTGCTTCAAAGAAGGACATGTCCAAAATACTTACTGGAATCAAGGACAGATTATCACTTATCACTAAATTAGATCTTGCAAATAAAGTTGATTTAAGGTCTAATGTTAAAACTAAGGGTGAAGCGCCAGTTGTAAATAGATTCGGTGTTGCCGGTTCAAAATCCATACAGACAAATGGATCGAACGCTAAGAACCTAAATAAGTAATCAAATATAAATCCTAACAATAAATAATTAGCGATTTATTGAGATAAATAAAAAAAAATAATAAGGCACGAAATGAAAGGCTTCGTAGACAAGATATTAACTGAACTTAAGAATAATTCTACTCTTAAATCAGAACCACTTGTAAAACTTTTAACTGAATCTATTGATAAATCCATTTCTTTAGGTGAATCTACTCCTTCGATCTATGAGAATTTGAAGAGTGGACTTACTTCAATTAATGCTAAAGTTAAAAGCAAACAATTAAACGCGATCTTAGAACAATTTACTAAAATCGAAACTACTCCAGAATCTAAAACTTTTGATATCGCAAAGAAAGTAAACCTTTCTGAAAAATTAAAAGCGATTAAAGAATCTAAATCTGGCACAAACCCTATAGTTAAAGGCCAAGTAGAAGTCTTTGAATCTTATTTGATTAACGGAACTCCTGATTTTGCACTATGCGAAGGATTCATTCAATTCTTTTCAAATCATAAATATGATTCTGCTATCAAAAAACAAGTTGAGAAAGTTCAAAAGTACATCAATGAGAACAAGTCAGAAATATTATTTTTGAACGCGATCTATTCAATGGATGCTATGCCAAACGGACAGTATTCAGCAGTTAGTTCAGATCTTAAACGAATGTTGATCGCTGAGTCTTACACTTCAGATATCCTTAAACTTAAATACGGAACATCTGTTCCTCTAATCAATCAACTAGTAGGTGAATTAAGATTACTTGAGTCTCAGCAAATGGGATATTTTACATTAGGTGAAGGAGATTCGTTTACTACTGTAACTAACCTGATCACTCCTGCGACTAAGGCAAAGGACGGAATGATTCTTTATATGGATAACCGATTCGTTTCAATCCGTGAATCTAGAGGACTTACTGGTAAAGAGACTAAGGTGCATATCGATGGATCTTTCAAAATCGCAGAAGTTGATCCAAACTATGTTAAAGAGAAGTTTCCTAAATTCTATAGTGTTGCTGAATCTTTTGCTACTCTAGGATTTACTAAAAACGTTGATGGAACCAGTGTAGATTCTTCAGCGATTAGAAATTTCAACATCAGCTTTAAAACAAATGAGGAAAGAGAATTAGATCTTTATCTAAATGAGTCTAAAGTTTCTAATCTAGATGAAATCAACTTAATGGAAGCTCTTTCTTTAGAAAGCAATGAGATCAAAAACCGAGTAATTAATCTTTTTGAAAACTCAAGCAATTTGTTTAACTTTGATTTCATTAAAGAATTGACCAATGATCGTACGTTAAGCGAAGCATTTGTTCTTAAATTAAATAATGAGTTCTATATTTGTGAAAAATTAAATGCAGCAGATAGAGAATGGAGAAAAGTAGATGAGTACGAAATGTACGACTTCTGTATGAACAAATTCAATTATGACATCAGCCCTATCTTTAAAACAAAGATCGATGAGAAAGTTGATGCATATAAGAAGATCGAAGACAGAAAAAACGCAATTTCAGTCGATATCACTAAACTTGAGGATACTATGGAAAAGCTACAAAAAGCTATTTCAAGTCCTGATCTTGATTCAGAAGCAATTAAGAAACTTACAGGAATTAGAGAATCAATCGAATCTACGATTACTGCTCTTAAAAATGATTATGTTGGACTAGACCTATTCAAAAAGGATATAAAATGAAAATTCTAGTAATAATTATTATTCTTTTAAGCTCAGTGGCATGCGCTTCTTCTAAAAAGGGAGGATGTGATGCATATGGCAAAGTTGAAAAAACTGAAAAACCTTCTTGAAAAATATATTATCATATTCACAATATACGAGCGACTCCCTAAAAGAGTCGCTTGATCCATATATAGAATCCAAGTTAAAATTTAAAATTGGCGATCAAGTTCAAGTAAAAGACAGAATTGGAAAGGTGACTGCATTCAATGGAAAGGAATACTTAGTGATGATCCAAGGAAAAAACGAAAGAGTTCCAGAATCACAAATTGAGAAGATAAAACCATTAAAGAAAAAGAAATTAGGCGTTAAAAAATAATAATATGATCTTTAAAATAGTAAAGGGTGTAAATTTTTACACCCTTTTGTTTTATTTGTAGTTTTTTCTCAGTATAATATCTAAAAATTTCTATATATGAAAAATTCAATTGTAATCGGTCCTATTCAAAAGGCCAAGCCCATGACTCAAAGAGCGTCGATTTTAGATCAACGTTTAGCTAAAATGAAAGTTGGAAACTTCTTCGAAGTTACAGGTCTTTCAAACAAAAATGACGTCTCTAATTTTAGAGCATCAATCCAATATTTCTCAAAAAAGAGAGATGTTAAGGTTTCTACTTCAATGGTAAACGGTGTTCTTAAAGTTGAAAGAGTAAAATCTAGTAAAACTAAAGAGGTATCCAAAGTAAAATAATAAATAAAAACTTTTAAATGGATACTCGAATAGATTTTAACACTGCCAAAAAGTTTGATCAGCTTGAATTGATTGATTGGAAAACCAAATACGGCGATTTCCAATTCTACATCCGTAAAGGATTAAATGAAATAAAATACAACGTAGGTACAAACGTTTCAAAAAGTCCAAAAAGCGGCGAATACATCAAACCCTTGACTTCTGCTGCATACGGACCTGAAATGGATGTAAACGGAGTTTTCAATCAAGAGGACACGTGGTTAGACATAGGTGGACACATCGGTCTCTTCGCAATTCGCATGGCTCGACAGTTTCCTAAAATAAAAGAAGTTGTTTCGTACGAGGCTCTACCTCACAACGCTTCTTTTGCATTGGAAAATATTAAAGTCAATGGAGTAGAGTCTGAATGCAAGGTTGTCCAAAAAGCAATCGTTCCTGGAAATGAAGAGACTATTGATTTTTTTATCTCAAATGATTCAGGAAAGCATTCAATTCTTCCAATCAGAGGTCGTGAAATACTTCATGTTCCGGCAATCAATATTAATGATGCAATTGCCAACCATGGAGCTACTGCAATCAAGATGGACGTCGAAGGCGCAGAATACGAATTGATCAAAGCAGTCACTGATTGGTCTAAGGTCAGAGTAATCATCATTGAGTATCATTTTATGTACAAGCCTCTTAAGACTAATCGCGTTCAAAAATTCCAAGAGATTGTTTCTATTCTTGAAGAGAATTTCGATGTCGTTCGTAAGATTGAAGCAGTTGAGTACGGTAAGAATTTTATCACTCATATTGTTGCTCTTAAGAATGATTAAACAGGAGAGTCCATATTTACTTCTACAGGAAATATACAACGAGCACCCATGGCGGATGCTCGTTTGTTGTATCATGTTGAATTGTACCTCTAGAAAGCAGGTTGATCAAATAAGAGAAGAATTTTTTAGGAGATATCCTGACCCGTTTGAAGCAGAAAGAGCAGATCCAATTGAAATGGCTGAACTTATCGCCCCACTTGGATTTAAGAATCGGCGCACAAAGACGATACAACGATTCTCAAGCGACTGGCTCACACTCGATTGGCAAGAACCTAAGGAACTACATGGAATAGGCAAATATGCCCAGGACTCATGGGATATCTTCTATAAAGGTGATCTGACCGTTGAACCTACTGATGGAGTATTAGGGAAATATTTAGCTTGGGCAAGAACTCAGCCTGAAAATCCAGTAAAATAATTTATGAAAAGTTTATACGCATATTTTGGTCTACTTGACCTACATGACATTGATTCTCCAGGACATTCTCTTTATCAAATAGGTCTTGTCGATTCTTTGAGAGAATCATTTGGAGAAGAAAAATTTGATTTCTATTCATACTATCCAGAAGAAGTAATTAAATCAGCGAGTCTTCAAGCATTTCCAGAAAATGAACTAGGTCAACTCTTTCACAAGTATAGAAGCGAATTATTTGATCAGCCTATTCATGATATCGAACAATTACTTAGTCTAATAAAAGAAAAAAAATATTCAAAACTTTATTTAAAGGCAAGATTCAGAAACCTTTCAACTCTTTCTAAAAAGTGGAAAGACGCTCGAGATTTTGATCAAATAATTCAGTGTGCGATTGATGCAGGTTACTCAAAAGATAAAATAATCATACTTGATACAGATCTTTCTCTTTCTGAAAAGTTTATTGAGCAGACTAAAGACTTTGTGACTATCTTGATTCCATCGATCGATTTTCCAGGAATATCTAACATGTTCCTAGTAGATTGTGTGAATCTAAATCTTTCAAAGAATAAAAAAGGAGTAAGCAGTGTATTTTACGGAAACATTGATACTTCAAAATATAAAAGCGGAAACTCAAAAAGCGAGATCTTATCTGAAGCAATCGATTGGATAAATCGTAATCATTGGTCGAAAGACGAAGATTTTTACCTAGTATGTAAAAAGAATGATTTTGATTCAGTGCCAGATAAATTGTCATCTATCCACCACATAGATAGACGAGATAGAGTTAAGATTTGGGAAACATTAGAGTCTTCTAGAATCATGGTAAATATTACAAAGGAGAAGTATAATGATCGTAAATTTATTCCAGCAAGAATATATGAAGCGATGATCTTTGGAATGATTCCAGTTTCATATAAGTTTGACTTCTTATGTTCAGCTTTTTCGTTTGATAACCTTGAAGATTTGACAGAAATTTATGTATACTTATCGGAGTGTGATGATGCTGGCTTAGAACAAGCATATCGACACTTCATCAATTGCTATCTAGATAGTTTAAAGTAAAAATATAATAGGTCGATAAATAAAATAAAGATTTATCGACCTATGAAAAAAATATTACTTTTCTTCATTTTTAGTTCTGCGATATTCGTAGAACTCTTATCACAGTGTAATAACTATCAAGTATACGAAAGTTTTGGTACTACTACTTTACCTACTCAGGGTGGAACATGGGCACACAACTCAGCAATTACTGTAACTACTCCAGTCAGAACTGGTGCCAGAGCAATGGGTTTTAACGGGACTGGAGATTGGATTAGAACACCTCAAATCTCTTCTCCTGGAATATTCTCTTTCTGGTATAGAAGAAGTGCCAATACAACTGCCTGGAGCTGTGTTATTGAGACTTCTCCGGATGCTATTACTTGGACTAATCGAGGGACTCTATCTGCAATAACTGCAACATATCAACAATATAATTTAAACCTTGGGTCACTTGGCCTAACTAATGTGTATGTTAGAATTAGAGATACTCGTGCATCTGGAGCTCATGAAAGATATATTGATGATTTATCTTGGACTTCAACTACTGTTTCGAATAATACATTGGTCCCATTCTTAGGAAACTGTTCACAAACAGTAAGCCTTCCTCTAACACTAGTTGATCCTGGAAGTTATGCGGAAACTTATAATAATAATCTTTCACAAACAATAACGTTTACGCCAGCTAATTCTGGTGATAAATTAGCTCTAGATATTTCTTTATTAGCGATTGAGTCAACATATGATTACTTGTACATATATGATGGTCCATCAACTAGTGATCCTTTAATTGCAACCTTGACAGGAAATTCAATAAACCTCTCATATGTTTCGACAGGATCGACCGGTTCTCTTACTATTAGGTTTACGACTGACATCTCAAATGTTGGTTCATGGGAAGGTTTTCAAGCCACGATTTCCCAAATCACTCCTCTTCCAATTGAACTATTATATTTTGAAGGTAAGTCGATGGGTAGTAGTAATCTACTAACTTGGGCAACAGCTAGTGAAAATAATAGTTCTTATTTTGATATTTTGAAAAGTACTGATGGTTTCTCATGGATATCGATTGGGCACGTGACTTCAGCTATTAATTCAACTGCTCTTTTAACCTATTCAACAATTGATGATTTACCGAGACCGGTCGTTAATTATTATAAACTTAATCAATATGATCTTGATGGAAAGAATAAGGAATATGGTCCAATTTCGATCGATAACCGTATACAATTAAAAAAGATAATTCGAGTAGTCAATCTTTTGGGTCAAAATATATCTAGCGAAGAAACAGGTATCTTAATTGAAATATATGAAGACGGTACAATGAAAAGAGTATATAGATAAGATAAATAATAAGAAAGACTTAGTTTATGTCGAGTTTAACACTAAACGAGAGTCAGATTCAGCAATTAGATGCATTAAACTCAGTGTTTGAGGCAGCTGAACCTAGACTTTCTAAAATTCTTACTTTTGATAACTTTGTAAATGAAGCGTATGCCTTAAAGGTAATTGAATCGAATATTCCAGATAGCTTACGTATCGATCTTCACCTAGACATGATATTTGGTGAAAGCACATATACTCTAACTGAGTATTACAAATCTATGTCGTCTGGCACAAACCGTATTTTAGAAGCAGCTCGAAAAATATTTCCGGATTCTCCTGCAATAACTGAATCTATTGAAAGTTTTAAGGAATACTTAGGGTCTTTACTAAATGAAGAGTCACTAGCCTTAAGCATGCCAACAGTTAACCCTGCAGCTAGTATAGATACCGCACTTAACGGTGGGGCACTTCAGCCTAGAACAAGCGACGGTTTTTGGGGAACTCTTAAAAAGCTATGGAATGCATTAACTGAAGGAGGTTCAGTTTTTGGAGTAATACACCTTATTCTTGATATAATTGGAGTAGTCGGTGACTGGATCATTCCTGGAGTAGGCATAGTTGCAGATATTATCAATGCCATAATTTACGCGTGTAGGGGAGAATGGATAATGGCTGCCATTTCTTTGATCGCTGGAATAATTATTGGCGGCGGAGATGCTCTAAAACTTCTTAAAGGCTCAGCCAAACCTGCTGGAAAAATATTACCTTTTCTTGTAAAAGAAGGAGGTGCTAAAGGGGCAGCAGAAGCTCTATCAAAAATACCGGCCAAAGAAAGGGGAGGAGTTTTAAAACTTCTTACTGGAATATTTGGAAATCTTGGTGGAGCTCTAGGCAAAGCTACATCACTATTTGGTCAATTTGTTAAAGGTTTCGGTAAAGTTACAAGCTATATTCCAGGATTAGGTGGAGCGCTAAAATGGGTATTTGATGGACTTGGGACTACTTTAACTAAGTTTGGAGAAAAGATGACATTAGCTGGCGCTAATTTTAAACTTGCTACGAAGGTCGCTAAAAAAGAGGCAGCTGAAGTTATCGACAAGGCAGCAAAGGCTGGTGGTGGAGATTTTATATTCGATGGTCCATGGGTAAAAGTAATTAATAAAGAAGGTAAACAGGTCGGTAAATATCCAGCAAGCCAAATTGATAAGATCATGGGAAAATCGATAGGTGAAATCGCTAGCAAAAAAGCAGGTTCAGAAGCTGGCGCCAAAATCTTATATAAAAATGGTGATGACGTTGCTAAAGTGACTAGGACTCTAGAAAATCCTAAGGTGCAGGAGAGTATGAGAAAGCGAGCATATGAGTTTTTTGAAAAAAGAATAAAGGCAGGAGCTAAGAGAACATTTAATATAAAAAATCTTTCATGGTTTATCGGTAAGCAGATTTATAAGTTAATCCATAAAACAGATTGGGTAGACGGAGCAAATAATAAATGGTCAAGACGAGAAGTTGAAGGCCATGGAAACGGAGCCATGAATCATTGGATCGACGGTCGAATAAAGGATGAAATGGATAAGACTGGTGCAGTATATGTGCCTGCACTGGAGCTAGACTCACAAGATCAGGAAGTAGTGAATAAAGTAACTGATTATCAAAATCATTATGCTAAATTATACGGTCAGCCTGAAATAATACAAGTAGTCACTAAACAATACGATAAAAACGGCCCAGGTGCAGAATTTGCAGATTTCTTCGATGAAGTAGCAAAAGGTAATGTAAAAAGAGGAGGTAAAGGAGATATGATAGATCATACGTTATCTGATGAAACAAACGTCAAATCCAAACTTACTGAAAGTAAAAAATCAGTAATTAAAACAATATCTAATTTTTCAGATTTTAAATGAAATTAAAGAATTTTAAAAGTTATTCAAATCACTATTCAAAGGATCCTAAAAACTTTGAAAAAAAGATTGCTCTTGCTTCAACTACTGGAGAGTCTCCGTTATTTGAGAACTTTTCTACTTTCGATGATGCACTAAATGCAAACAAATCGGTTCCAGTAATAATTTGGGGAAATTTTAAGTTTTCAAATATCAATGAAAACTTTTGCAGCGTAGTGTATAACCAAGGAAACATTCCAAGTAAGGAAGAATTATCTTCTGCCTTTCGGGAAGAAGATTTTATTCCACGAATAATTAAGGATAGGTCTTCTCTGAAAAAAGCAAAATTTCCAATTGTCGGTATTTCAGGAGAAGAAGAGGAAGAATTTAAAACATACGGACAATTTAAAAAATCAGAGAAATTTTTTAATCATTTTAAAGAGAAACTTACTCCTACTTCTAGGTTTGAGATATTAACTGTTGATGGAAAACCCATTCATGCTCAAAAGAAGATCGTCAATACTTCATTTGATATTGATCTAAATCGATGGAAACATTTGGGTGAAGCTGAGTCTATTTGTAAAAAGATTCACTCTAAGTATTCTCCAGAATTTTATATAGTCAGTGTGCTTGAGTGTAATAGTAAACTTTATCTTGATTCTATCACTAGAAATATAAATCTTACTCCATCACAGGGTGTAAAACTATACGAATCAGCGTATCGAAAGTATTATGAAACTGAACTCCCTTCATGGTTTAGAAAAAAGATCTTTGAAGATCATGTGAAACCATATTATGTTAAAAAATATTATGATTCACTATTATTCAAACCTACTGGAGTGATTGATTATAAAAAATATTTAGATTAATGATTATAATCAATTGTAAAGGTAAACGTATCGAATGGGTACTTAAAACATATCGTCAAAAGGTTGATAAGACTCGACAGCTTGACGAACTTAAGTCTAGGAAAGAATTTGAAAAGCCTAGTGTTAAGAAGAGAAGAATTAAACAACGAGCTCAATATAAACAGAATAATGTTAAATTTTAATGATTTTTTAAATGAAAGATGGGGGGAGGACGTTCAAATAAAAGATCGTCGTGCTGCGGGTGTTGCAGTAATTTGGAATAATAAAATACTCCTAATTCACCCAACTAATTCATCATGGAAAAAATCCACTTGTGGAATACCTAAAGGCAAACTTGAACCTGGAGAAGACCCGATTGCTGGGGCTCTTAGAGAACTTGAAGAAGAGACTGGCATAATATTAGACTCTTCTCAATTAGATCCTGAAATGCACAAAGTAGATTTCTATAATCACAAGAATGAAGTAGATGGTCACCTAATTTATTTTGTTTGCAAAATATTAGACCTCTCAGAAATAGGCTTAGAATCAGACAGGTTACCTAAAGGTCAACTTCAATTAGAAGAAGTTGATTGGGGAAAATTCGTCAGTGCTGAAGAAGCATATCCCATTATTACTAGAAATCAAATGATTATCTTAGATAGGCATCTTCGCCTAAATAAATAACTAAAATATTTCTATTTTTGTGAGTCTATTTAATTTCAATACTTGGCACAGCTTAAATGAAGCAGTTGCATTCGATAAAAATGCAAATTACGCGGATAAGACATTTGGATATCCAGTCGGATCAGTTGATACTACACAAGTTTTTCTAGGAGGTGCAGGTGGAGATTGGGGCGGAAGTATGCAACGAGCATTATGGTTTGCTAGGACAGCTGACGATTGGGCAATGGCAAATGGAAAAAACCGAAGTCTTATTAGTTCTCAAAAAAGATCTAGAGTTTTAACGGCTTCCGGAAATACATCTGATCACTATAAAGGAAATAACAATGCATATGCCGTAGATATTGCTACATCCGGCGCAGAAGGAGACGCTTTACTTGCATACATAATGGAGAGATTTGGTCATCCTGAATATAAGGGAGGTTCCTGGTTTAATGTCACAATTGATGGATATCGATACCAAGTAGGATGGAAAGTAAAAAACCATTTTGATCACATTCATGTTGGTGTAAAGAAGACTACTGGTGAAAAAATTGAGTCGACTGTTAATACAATAAAAGCTAATCTTGGAGAAAAATTAATAAAACATCCAAAGATTGCTGCGTGGTTAGCAAAAAACATACCAAATACCGTGACTGGTGAGCAATTAGATGGACTTTTAAAATCCGATCCTAAAACATTTGAATGGTTCAAGAAGACTTTTGGTTTAAATGATGCCGGCGATCCGATTGATGCATCAACTTCTAGTACTATGACTGGTACGATCGAGTCTAATTGGATGGAGGTGACTAAGAAAGTAATCGATAATTTCGAAGGAGGTTATTGGAATTACTGGGAATGTAAGGATCATCCATATTCGGACATGTTTAAAAACTCTGGTGAAACGATGTTTGGTTTAGATCGCAAAGCCGGGGCGATTGAAAAAATTAAACCAGAAGGAGAAGAATTCTTTAGGTTAATCGACGCTGAAAAGAAAAAATTAGGACCGGAATTCTGTAAGAAATGGAAGTGGAATTATCGTGGTGGAGAGTTAGAAGAACAACTTAAAGATCTTGCAGCTAAAATCATGTTCAAATCATATCAGAAAAACATGTCAAATTACGTAAAGGATCCTGAAACCAAACGTAGAATTGAAAGCAATAAGGGTCTTCTATTACATATGTCATATGCATGTTGGAACGGGCCAGCTTTCTTCAGAGATTTTGCAAAACAATTAGACGAAGGAGTCAAAGCTGGTAAATCAGACGCTGAGCTATTAAAAATAGCTAAGGATGGAAGAACTGCAAGATTATCTGGTGCTTGGGCCAAAGCAACAGTCAAAGTAAATACTCTTATCGATAAAGAATCTGGACTAGCTTAATTTTTTCTAGTAGCTAAAACCTGGGTCAATTCTTTAGTTTAATACTCTAAAATATTAAACATATGTCTGAAGAAACACCACACATCGAAGAACAAGAAGTATTAATTGAAGATACTCAATCTGAAACTATTCCGGAATCTGATGGGTTCATGGAAGAACCACAAGCCGAGCTTAGCGAATTAGATAAAGCGGTTCAAGCTAGAATGGGCCATTTTGCAATCAATATTTCACCAGCTGACCTGAAATACGTTAAGAACTTGCTAAATAACAAGATCGAATGGAAAGGTCCAAACGAAGCATATTTAATGCTAATGGCTCTTCTTTCTATCTCTAGCGAGCTTAAGGAAAGAGACTCATCATCAAACGAAAGAGTACAAGTACAATTGCCTTCTACCACATTAGAATCAATTAACTTTTTCTTGAATCGAGTTACAGGCAAAGGTGAAGAATCTGCACATAGACTATTCGCAGTATCAATGTTACTTCGTCCAGCAATGGAAGAAATTAAAAAACTTGACGAGATTATCGAAAAGTTGCAATCTGAGGAAAAATAAATCTATACTTAGATAAATAATAAAAAAGTTTATTAAAGATGAAAGTAAAGAACTTTGCAGGATTTATGAAAACTCGCAAACTGAATGAAAATGACGGTTGGCAAGAAGAGTCAGACGAATACGGTGATGAAGGATACTCTGACGATTCTGAAGCAGGATTCTATGGAGCTAATCCAGAAGACGAAGAAGAACCAGCTGAGGGCGAAGAGCCAGAAGAAGGTGCTGAAGAGGGTGAAGAAGAATTAACTCTAGAAGATCTTAAAGCAATGGTGGATGACCTTACTGAAAGAGTTAAAAAGCTTGAACCAGAAGAGGAAGAAGAGCCAGCTGAAGGTGAAGAAGGAGAAGAACCTGCCGAAGGTGAAGAGCCAGCAGAAGGTGAAGCTAAACCTGAAGCATAATTCATAATCTACTTAATTAAGAAACTAAAGCGAATGGAAACATTCGCTTTTTTAGTTTAGATAAATAATAAAAAATCTTCAGATGAAAATAAAAGATTTTTCCTCTTTCGTCAATCATAAAACTAACGAAAACTCAGATCTTGACTGGAGCGACAAGAATTGGGATGAAGCTGGACAGGACGGTGAAAATCCACCAAACTCTGGTCTAGAAGGATCTAGCGCGGAACCAATGGACTATATCGCCGGTGATTATGGTGAGACTGGAGATGAAGATATTCTACTCGATGATCGAGAATCCAGTAAAGATACTGAAGGTATTGAAAACATTAAAGCCATGATTGATGATCTTACTACTAGAATCATCAAGATGGAAAAGAATAAACCTGCTAAGAAATGAGTCAGTTTACAAGAGATAGAAGAATATTACTATTCGAAGAGCATTGTAGAAAGAACGATATCGACGGTAAGGAGATAGATGCAGAGATCTCAGGAATTCCATTAAAATTGATTGTTGCTTCAACTCCTCAAAGTCAAATGAAAGGATATAGTGATTCAAAGGCTTCGCCTAGCGGAAATAACGGCATGCTTTTTATATATGACGACGAACAACCCCTATCCTTTTGGATGAAAGGAGTAAAGTTTGGACTAGATATTATCTTTTTTGATAGTCAGATGCAATACATCGATCACCATACAATGGAACCTGGACACGAGGTAGATGAGAAGAATCTTCCAAAATATCAGTCTAAGCAACCTGCTAGATTTGCAGTGGAGCTTCCTTCAGGCTGGTGTGAAAAAAACATGGACTCTGATTGTAAACTTTCCTTTTAATTTAGTACATTAACTAAAAAGGAAAAACTATGCTCCATACCCAAGACTTTCGTGAACTTCGCGAGTTTGTTAATGAAATGAACTCCTCAAACTCTACTAATCATAAAGTTGATGTTCTTACCAAATATCAATATCATCCATTCATTAAGAGGATCCTATTATATACGTATCACCCGTACTGGAACTTTGGTGTGACTTCTGCAAATCTTAAAAAGCGAGCAGATCTTATTGCTCCTACTGGAATATACGATGACTTCTTTATGATGCTTGATGATTTCAATGAACGTAATATGACTGGTCACGCTGCAATTGAAGCTATGAATCGTTTTATCAAAGATTACGAAGCGTGGGCTGACCTCATCTATCAAGTGATCGATCGTAACCTTGAGACTAGAGCGACAGTTACCCTAATCAATCGTGTGAATCCTAAGTTTATTCCGACCTTTGACGTTGCTTTAGCTCACGATGCGGCTAAAGTAAAAGGTGTAGATATTTTCGATGGTACCTGGTTTGTTTCCAGAAAGTTGGATGGAGTCAGATGTATCTGCTTTGTTCATGGAGAAGATGTTCGATTCTTTTCACGAAACGGTAAGGAATTTTTGACTCTAGGCAAAGTAGCAGAGGAAATCAGACGTCTGGGGATCACCGACCTTGTTTTAGATGGTGAATTATGTCTCATGAATGAAGATGGCTCAGATGACTTCCAGGGAATCCTGAAACAGATACAACGTAAGGATCATACTATCGAAAATCCAAGATACCAGATTTTTGATATTTTGCAAGCTGGAGAATTTGCAGGAGAAGATGAGTCCCCGTTATTCTCTACCCGAATTGAGTGCAGAGAACAGTGGTTGGGTGACTTAGGCTCTTCAAATATCTTGGAAATGTTGCCGCAGGTCCGAATTAAAGACGAGGATGCTCTTGAGGAACTGAAGGCTCAATCTAAGGATTCAAACTGGGAAGGACTAATCGCTAGAAAGGACACACCCTATTCTTCAGGCCGATCTAAACATATGCTTAAGATCAAGGAGTTTTTTGACGACGAGTATATCGTTACTGGTCTGATTATGGGACCCCAACGAGTGATCGTAAACGGCAAAGAAATCGAAGAGGATATGTTAAGCGCTGTCACGATAGATCACAAGGGATCTCAAGTTCAAGTTGGAAGTGGATTTACTATTGACCAACGTCGACACTATTATCGAAATATTGGAGAACTTATGGGAGCAACTATTACTGTTCAATACTTCGAGGAAACGACCGATCAGCATGGAAACAATTCTTTAAGATTTCCAGTATTTAAAGGGAACCATGGAAAAACTCGGAGTATATAATAGCATGTCATTCAATAAGAAAAGAATACCTGAACTGGAAGAATTAAAGAGAAAACACGCAGAACTAGGCGATAGTTACCTAGAGCAATTTAGATCTTGTGATGCACTAATTGGTCCAGCAGATTCTGGTAAATACTTAGATGATTTCTTTAAATCAAAGGATTTATCGAATGATGTTGCAACTCAGGTGCTTTCTCTTCTTACTGAAGCCAAGGAATTACTTCTAAATAGAGCTAGTTCAAAATACATTGAAGATTTTAACGATCTACAAAAACTAATTAATTCAATAACAAATAAACAATAAATTATGTATTACATCGCAAAAGTAAAGTTTGAGACGATTGATGATCAGACAGGTCGACCTAAAAAGATTTATGAACAATATCTAGTCGATGCTGGCTCGATCTCTGAAGCAGAAGAGCTTTTAAAAGAGAGATTCAAAGACTCTATTGCTGAGTTTTCAGTAGTAAGTGTTGTCGAGTCTAAAATCATGGGAGTAGTTAAGTAACTATGAAAAAGATGCCTACTAAAACTGCAGAGAAGGTATATGATATACTTTGTAAGTTTGCAGAAGCCAATCCTAGTTATTATGAAAAGGAGACATTCGTGTTTCATTTTGGAGTTCTGAGCACCACTCAACCGAATTATAAATTAAATTGTATGGATGATGCTCAAAGAACCTTTATTTGTAATAGCAGCGGAAGAATGTGGGTTGATGGAACCAACACTGGAAGAGTTAATTCAATCCTAAGAAAAATATCTGAAGAGACTGCCCAAGCAGTAGATAATGAAGTTTAAAGTTCCAATTGATAAAAACGTAACCTTTGCTCAAGAGTTATTTGCTCTGATTTCAGAACACGTTTCTGATCTATCAATGGAATACGAAAAGCGACCAAATAAGATTATTTTTACTGGACCGATTGGAAAGGAAGTATTTGATTTTATTAAGGAGAAAGAGTGGAACTTTAAAGGATTTGATCTTGAGAGCGCTGGCGGTTTGCTAGACGCTCTCATTTTCAAATATGATGCACCATTTACCCAAACTGAAGACAGGGGAGGAATAATCTTCGATCAAGGATCCATCAATAATAAACAAATCAATGGAATTCCTGGACCAGAAACAACCCAAAAAATAATCTCTGCATACGCTTCTCCTAGTTTTATCATAGAGAGAACCGTTCGACCAGAAAAAAGAATATTATTAAGTAGATAATGAGCACAGTTCGATTCATAGCAGATTTACACCTTGGTCATGCAAATATGGCCAAACGACGTAAATTCTCTTCAGTAGAGGAGCACGATGAATATATTGTAAAACAATGGAATTCTGTCGTGGCCAAGAGAGATTTGACCTATATCTTAGGCGATATCACTATGGAATCTTCTAAACCTTATCCGATATTGGATCGACTTAATGGTCGTAAGATCGTGATTGGCGGAAATCATGATAAACATGGACACTCTCGAGAACTACTTAAACACGTAGATTCCATTGCTGGAATGGTACAATACAAGGGAATATTTTTGACCCACTGTCCGGTCCATCCGCGAGAAATGGAATATCGTATCAAACACAATATCCATGGACACATTCACGAAAACTTCATTGAAAAAGAGTTTCGAGCTCTTGGAGTCAAACTATTTACTCGAGTAGATCGACGATATCACTGTGTTTCATGCGAGCATGTCAATTATACTCCAAAATCTCTAAAAGAACTAGGAATAGAACGATGAAGATATTAAGATCAATTATAGATTGGGATCTTTGGCAAAAAATTAAGACAAAGGATCACTCAATCAATACTGAATACATGTTTAAAAAAGAAAAAAATCAAATGAAGACAATTGAAGTTTGTGTAGGAGTTGGATTAAATCAATTATTTCCAGAATATGTGACGATTGAGATTCCTCAGGAAAAGAAACCTCGAAAAAAGACTACTCCGAAACCTGAAAAAGAGATTAGTGTAGATTCACAAAAAGTAGTTAAACCTCGTAAAAAATCGAAGGGTGACACCAAATAAAACAATCGATCAAGATAAGCTTCCTTGTAATTTTGACCATAATGGGGAATGTCTAATTTGCGATTGTTGGCCGGAGAATTGCGCTTATGATCGATATATTAACCGAGATTATAAGTGGGAAACTAAAGAAGAACTAAAAGAAATGTTTAAAGACTATGAACAACCTCGATAAACAATATCAAACGCTACTTCAAACGATACTTGATTATGGTATTGTAAAGAGTGATCGAACTGGCACAGGAACCAAATCTATTTTTGGTTATACTATTCGTCACAATATGAAGGAAGGATTTCCTCTTATTACAACAAAGAAAATGTATTTCAAAGGTATTGTAACAGAATTGTTATGGTTCTTACGTGGTGATACAAACATCAAATATCTTGTTGATAATGATTGTCATATTTGGGATGGTGACGCTCTGAAAGCATACCATAAACACGAATTAGAAGAAATTAACAAATTCATGAAAGAAAACCCATTTACCTTAGTTGATTTTCAATATACAACTATGGAAGAATTCATCAACAAAATAAAAACAGATGATGAGTTTGCTAAGACTTGGGGAGAATTAGGTCCAATTTATGGTGCACAATGGAGAGCGTTTGGTGGATATAATAAAGTCCCAAGCGGTTGGACTCACGGGTCAGTAACATCATTTAAAAAAGTTGCTAAATGTGATCAGCTTGCAAACCTAATTAGTGACCTTAAAACAAATCCAGATTCAAGAAGACTAATGGTCACAGCATGGAATCCTGAAGAATTGGATCAAATGACTTTGCCACCTTGTCATTATGGATTTCAAATGTATACAAGAGAGTTAACTTTAAGTGAAAGAACCGAATACAAAAAGAAAAGAGATGGTATTGTGCGTACTTTTGCAC